GTGCTGGTGCTGGTGCTGGTGCTGGTGCTGGTGCTGGTGCTGGTGCTGGTGCTGGTGCTGGTGCTGGTGCTGGTGCTGGTGCTGGTGCTGGTGCTGGTGCTGGTGCTGGTGCTGGTGCTGGTGCTGGTGCTGGAATGACATTTTTAACTATATATATATGACTACCTGGTCCTGGTCTATAGCTCTCAGGTGTATTAGTCAGTCCCCACGGAGGGGGGTTTGGAACAACGCCTGGCTGAGTATCGTATAATTTCCAAACACTTGACCCCACATGAACCCAATAATTTGTTTCAGTGCCATTAGCAGCAGGCATCCACATATCAATGTTTCCCAAATTTATCGATGCTGCTTTAAACTCGTCTTTAGTCGGTAGACGCCCACCATTATCACTAGCTAATTTGTTTGCTTCATCCCAAGTAATGAAATTTGATACGTTAATTTTAACTAAATTTGCTGTCGCAGGTGTTGTCGCAGGTGTAGTTTTAGGTTCTGGAACTGGTGCAATAGACCCATTAATATAAAATTCAGAAGGTTTTTTGTTTATAGTAAGTCTAACTCCATTTCCTATACTATTATAACCAAGGTAATCTTGACAACGTGAATTAGGTTCAGTACATCCATTTTTAATATAAAAAACACCTGGTTTTTCAGTTTTAATTAATTCCCATTCCCATTGACCTGGTCCAATAATCGCATCATATCCTGTGTATGTAATATAATAATTACACCTTGAGTCATTTTTATCACAATGCCAAGTATTTTGAATATTAAAATGGTTTACCTTGCCTTGAACTGGAATGAATTTCCAATATACTCTATCTTCTACAGAACTTGTATCATATAACTGAACTTTATTCCCTCCAAATTCAACCATCTTAGTTTTATCAGGTGTTTGAAGCATTTGATTACCATTAATGGTAATTTGTTGTGTTGTGGTGTCAGTAAAACCTTCATAAATCTGTTCCGCAAATACAACAATGACTAAAGCAATTAAAATACCATGAAAAGTGCTTCTTAATGTTCCAATAACCAGAGTAACTAATAAAATAATTTTACCTATTGTAGATTTACTAAAATTAACCAAAACATTTGGACGTGTATAAAGTAATAAACTAATTACTAATAAAGCTATTATATATTCTAGCTGATTATCCATATATAAATATATAAATATATAAATATCATAATATAACTAACTTTTGAGAACTTTATAGAAATAATAATATCTTGATTTTTTATAAGTATGAGTAGTTTAGCATTTAATGCAGCTCCTTTTGATGAAGATAATAATGAATCAAATATAGAAAAAAAAAGAAATGCCAGAGCACAAAATAAGAGTATTAAAAATCGAACCATCGACACTAAACCTCACGTAAATACTATGATTGAGCAGATTCATAAATCAGTTGAACCTGATACAGAAGACAGTAGCAATTTGGGTAATTTTAATCCCCCACCACCACCCGATTCGGCAGGTGTCCAGCGATGTGTAGATAGAATTACTCCTGATAAAACAGTAGTAAAAGGATATTCATCGCAACATAATGATGGACCAGTTTCTCTAGAAGGTTATCAAAATTTACCGAGTGCTTCGGCTGAAAATTATTATAAGGAACATGTTCCATATTATAACCAAATTAATACAGCGCCATCTCAAAATAAAGACGAACTTTTAGAAAAATTAAATTATATGATCAATTTGCTAGAAGAGCAACAAGATGAAAAAACAGGTCATGTTACAGAAGAAGTAATACTTTATTCATTTCTAGGCATTTTTATTATTTTTATTATCGATTCTTTTGCCAGGGCAGGCAAATATGTTAGATAATTTCCTTTCTTTAGGAAATTATTCAAATTAATCAAATTAATCAATAAATAAACAAACATTTATTTTGATTAACTGAATAACAAGCATAATTATACATAAAAAATGCAGTTGGATTTTGAGTAAAAATCTTTATATTCATTTTTTCATATCTCTCCACAATCTCATTACTATTAGCAGTATTTTCTAATAATAATCTCGTGGCGTTATTATGTTTCCTACACATTTGTAAGGCAATATTGAACCCCGTTGTAAATATTTCCTTATGGCTACAACAAGAAATTGATGTTATACATTCTATTGCCGGATGTTTTTTATCATATTTCAAGGATGGATTTTTGAATATATAACAAGCGATAATATTACCATCTTCTATTATAGCATAAATAAATAAGTTATTACTTTTAATAAGTGTGGCTATGTTTGATATTTCTGGCAACACAACACAATCGAATTTTTTTATATTAGATTGAATAAAATTGGCAAATAAATGCAGATTAGAAGTAGTAATTTCAATTACAGCCGTTGAAGCATAAAGCCGCTCATTTTTCATAATTTCCGAGTCAATATTTGGTAATTCATAACCAATGGTTGTATAAGTAGTTAGCGGCACAATTGCTGTCATATTTCCTTCACGTTTAAACATAAATGTATTTACCTTTTTATTGAGACGGCGCACATTATGCGCCATTGTTTGAATTATTGTAGGAGCTATGCCTTTTTTTCTATGCGCTGGATTTATACATAAATTATCAACATAATAAGTGGGAAACGTTTTTTTATTTTTAAGGGTTATATGTAACGGTCTCGCAGTAATCACACCTTTGAAATCATCAACATGAGCTTCTGGCTCACCATTTAAGAATAATATTTTTGGTTCAGCATATATGGTTATATATGCGGGATGATTTGAATCTTTTAAATACTCTATAATATTTTCTTTTGATGGTGTGTATTCTGCGTCTTTATTACGTAAATAGTAAGAGTTTATAAAATTAGATACGCGACTTATTGTCGTCTCATTGATATCATCTAGGGGCTTGGTTGTTATATTTAATAAATTAATATAATTATTAAACTCTGGTAAATCGTGATTTATAACCCCCGGTGGATTGATCCAATACATAAAATCGTAAATATGAAACACGGGCTGGATTGACCAAAAACGGAATTTAACTTTGACATAAGCACATAATAATATATATAAGACAATTATGGCTAATATAATGTAAATATACCACATATTATATTAGCAAAATTTTAGATTAATACATAAACAACGTAATACATAAACAACGTAATACATAAACAACGTAATACTTAAACAACGTAATACATAAACAACGTAATACATAAACAACGTAATACATAAACACTAGTTTTTTACAAGTGTAAATGATTTTAATGGATCCCCTGAAAAACTATGCCACCCTTCATGATTTAAAGAAATTGAAAGGTCGCACCATATCTTACCATAACATATATTCTTCCACAAATGACAAAAATAATAGTCCTCGGTTAAATATTCATTGTTTACCACTTTACAATTAAAAATATCATAAATTGTTTCTTTTGTATCGGGAGCAACATACGGTTTTACATGATTAATTAACGCTTCAATAACATTTCGTTTTATCATCATAAAACCAGTTGCCCCGTGCTTTACTTCCATTAAATTATTTTCGTGTAATTTATTAATCGACGATTCAAAAGCCGTAGAATACTCTAAAACTTTGCTAATATCATCTTCATTTTCGATTTTACCACCGTTTAAAAAATATTTATGAAAATTGTAACATTTATTAGGGTATAATCCAACAATTACATCTTTATCATGATTTATCAATTTCAACACATCTTCCGGTTTCCAATGGATGTCCGCATCAATAAAAAATAAATGCGTACAATTAGAGTGTAAAAAATGATTTGTTAATAAATTTCTTGCCCTTGTCACAATTTGATTGGGTAAAAATGCCGTGATACATTCAATCCCATTTTGTTCAAGTAATCTAACCGTAGAAATTAATGATAGAGTATAATAACACGAAACTTGTGCTCCAAAACATGGTGTAGCAATAAAAACTTTAATTTGGTTATTATTCATTAGTAAATAATCTCTATAAATAATATTTATATAGTAATTATCCTTAAATAGTGTATAAGTTTATTCAGGCTTTTGTAAAATATATAAATATTGGTCACTATACTGGCATTTGGTCATATCAACCTTTCCGCGCAAAATAAATCCTATATCTTTTGCTAAGCTAAGAATTTCTCGCTGCGTAGACATATAAAGCTTATGTTCGTTTTTGCGAATATCCCCTGTAGTAGTATTTTTGAATATTTCATTTAAAAAAGCAATATCATCATTATTGACAACCTCAAAATTAGATTTATATTCCATTCCCTCAAATTTTACAGTTGTTGAAGTAATACGTTTCTCGGCGTATTTTTGCGGAGAGACAATAGTAAATGGATCTCCCGCAGGAACAATAGGGTCAAACCTATCACGGTCTACTAAGTGCAAAACAAGAAAACCACCGGGCATTAACCAGTGAATACAATTTTCAAAAAACAGTTTTTTATTTTTAATATAGTAAATTGTGAAATACAAACATAATATATGTGAAAAAGAGGCCCCAGCAAAGGTCATAGTATCAAGCGAACTGGCGACTTTATAATCACAATTTGGATATAATTCTTTGGCTTTTTTAACCATGGCAGACGATGTATCTATGCCAACTGTTTTTATTCCTTTTTTTGTTAAATCATTTACGTGATGACCTGTTCCTGAGCCAATATCTAAAATACTACTCTTTTTATTGGGAGTTGTAAAATGCATAATATTATCAATTTCAAATTTATCTTTTGCCTCGCTATGAAGTAAGTCATCGTATATGCTAACATAATAATCATCATATATTTCATCACCTCTTTTAGTAATAAATTTGCCTGATTTAGAAGCGGATTTTTTCTTGTCATCAAAACCCTCTTGGTTATTTAAATTAATTTTAGATATAAGATGTAGTCCAATAACTAAAGTGGAAACATAAAATATTTTTTGTATAGTAGTCGATTTTTTCCATATTTTAACTAATGGTTTCATTGGCATTTTATTGTATATGTATTATTACTATATTTTTTGTATGAAAATTAATATATGAATGACACGGAAATTAATGACAAACGAAATCCCTCTGAATTTAAAGGTGTAAGTTTTTCTAAATTTCAAAAGACAAAAGTGAAACAAGAGCTGATTAATTGTATCGCTTCGTCTAAAATAGAGTCGGCGTGCTATTGGACAGCGGAATTAATTTGCGCAGGACATTTTAGTGATTTATGGGAAATTATTATTACATATGTTTCTAGATATATTCATTTAGGAAATCCAAAACTACCATTGTATATCGCATTACGAATGGATAATTTTAAAACAATGTTGTCAAATGGTTTTGTTGGCAACGAGTTAAGATTAAGAAACAACCAGAAAATAAGACAACTATTTTCTGAAATAGTTACAATTCTTTGTCTCTCAAAAAAAAAACACAGTTTCACCCCTATAAAAATTACAAAAGCAGAAGAATTTAACATTACTAATATGGCATCAAAGCTAAAAGCCCCTTCCGTTAATTATGCAACTGACGTATTTCAAAAAGATGATCCTAAAGAACTATTTATTGCCATTAATGAATTTACTTATCATATTTCTCAAGAATCTAAAAATGTGGTGAGCGCATGTTATTGGTTAGAATGGTTATTGGAATTTAATAATTTATCAAAAAAGAAGAGAGAAAAATGTCTTTGTGAGCGCCGTTGTTTTGCCCCAGTATTATCCCAATATCAAATGGACCCAATATGGATTATATGGGATGTTGTCTTGCGTGAAGCAGATAAAAAGTCTAAAATAATTCAAAAAATTATAAAATCGTTACTGAATATGTTTAGCCTTAAATTTACACCAGGAGTGAAAAAACGCCGCCGTTATGTTATCTATTTTGCTATTGCTTTATTGATTGAACCAGTCGACTTATTAGTTGAAATGATATCAGATAAAACAAAAATAGATGCTATTGTCAAAAAAATAGGAATTGTTTATAAAGATATTAAAAAAAATGAAGTAAGTCCAGAGACAGATTATTTATTTGCAGGAACAAAAAAATCCAATTTAGATAAGACCATAGAGAGATTAGAAAAAATGAATAGTATGATGGGATCGCTTCCACAAATAAACAATGATGAATAATTATACAATTGTGTCGTGATTTTTATGATATATGATATATATAAGATAAATGGATTCAAATATAATTATAACTGAAACTCCCATATTGGAAGCGCCTTCAATGCCTAGTTCGGCAACACCAACATCGAGATCATCACTTGATTGGGGAATTATTTTAAGATACACTCTTATTATTTTAATTTTAGCCTTTTTGGGATTTAATATTTTTACATATTTAGGTAAAGTTACAGAAGAAACGGCTGGTTTTCTTAAGCCAATTTTATCTATTTTTGGATATGGTGCTGCCACGACAGTTAAACAAACAACTAACGTAGCCGCGACCGGAGCGAAAGGTTTAGTTGATGTTGCCGCTGGGACAGTAACAAGTGGCGTTGGATTGCTTGAAAAAGGTTTAGATGCCAAAAAAACTCAAGGACAAACCCGCAATAAAATTGATGATACAACGCCAAGCACACCAAGCACATCAAGCACATCTAATGCGATTGACCAAGCGGTAACTCGTAACATACCACGCGGAGAACCAATGCCAGATGACGCTGGAAGCAGAACACAATTGAGCCGCGGCAGCGGTAAAGCAGGATATTGTTATATTGGCGAAGACCGTGGATTCCGCAGCTGTATTAAGGTAGGAGAGGCGGACATGTGTATGTCTGGAGACATTTTCCCAACACAAGAAATCTGCATTAACCCCAGTTTACGCGCATAATCGCAATTTATAATCGCAATTTATAATCGCAATTTATAATCGCAATAATTATAATTATAAATATAATTATAAATATAATTAATAATATCAATAATATTTATAATGGGTCATCGTTTAATTTTCACCAATAATGTTAAAACGACTCTTCACAATAAATATGTAGTAGGTGCTCCTGTTGGAGGCCTTAATCGCTCTGTTAAACGCGCGCTGCAGCGCCGAGCAAGCAATAACGCTCAGCAGAAACCTTGTTGTATTAAAAATACTCCTCCGACAAATTAATATATTATATACCATATTATTTTTCAAATATCATCGATGTTAAATTATACATTTGGATTGTCTTCATATCTATTTTAATTTTATTGTTATTGCCATCTATGTAATAACAATCATTATAAATATTAAATAAAATGCTGAGAATGTAATTAATATCACTTTCCTTTAAAAATACACGATGAAGTGAAATATAAAATGTCGGTTTGTATGTTCTCAAAAAATGTGATATTGCCGGAATTACAACTATTTCACCACCTTCAATATCCATTTTAATTAAACCTATATTATCAGGATCTATGTAATGTGTCTTTAATACTGTCTCAATTGTGATAGTTTCTACAACTATAATATTGCTCTTTCTTTGTTCATATGATAAAAAACCATTGTCAACACCATAATTATTAAAGAAATCTTCTTTATTGTTTAATCCAACTAACATAGTTGACATTGAGTTCCCTAGTTCTCCGTTTCCTCCAAATTCGGTTATTGTATTCGCATTGCCCAATGCTTTGTTTATCAAAGTAATATTATTAAAATTATTAACCGACAAATTCTCATATAGTCTTTCTACTGCTACTGGGTCTGGTTCAAAACACACAACATTCTTAAATTTAGAAGCACTATATAAAACGGTTGGCCCAATCCACGCCCCTATATCTATATAAGTTTTATCTGGGTTTTGATAGTGGTCCAGTATATTAAATGTATCTTCTTCCCAATTTCCATAATGTATATTTGGAACAAACCAGTCAACCGAATATTTTCCACTAATATTAAATTCAGTTTTTCTTTTTATAATATGCATATTACTTATTATCAATGTTACATCTTTATATTATTTATATTATCTCCATTATCTAGTTTAGATGGTGTATGTAGATAGCGATCATCAACTCATATATAATCCAATATCTTTCCACTAATTTTTGCACTTATTTAATTAATTTTTATACCATTTGCCGAACTAGGATTACCAGAATAAGGATTAATATTAAATGGTATTGGTGCTGCTGTTGGTGAAGTCCAATAAATTGCTATATTAATTACGCCATTATCATAAAATCCAACTATAATACCATCATCATTAATATCATTGGCTTCTATATCATTTGAACCTAAACTAATATAGCTTAAAGTAGTTGGATTTGCTGTTGAAGATGACCAATATAAAGGTAAAGTATTACCCACCCCATCTTTTCCATATCCAACTATCTCACCTTTATTATTAATACCGTTTGCCGCGCTATCTTTTCCAGTATAAGGAGCTATAAGATTTAAAGGTATAGGATTTGCTGATTGGGAACTCCAATATAAAGGGACTTCTGCACCTGTGGCTGGAGGGCCATCCGTTCCCAAACCAACTATTTCATTTTTATCATTTATTTTACTCGCAAATGATGTATTTCCGGAATAAGGAGCTACAAGATTTAAAGTTGTAGGTGTTGCTGTTGGCGAATTCCAATATACAGGAATTAGGTTGGTGACACTAATAACAAAACCGGTAATAATTTGATTATTATTAATACTATTTGCCAATGATGTGATGTACCCACCAAAATTTAAATCAACTGGAGCTGACTCCAATGATTTCCAATACATAGCTGTAAGGCTAGCTCCTCCTCGCCCTCCTACTACATTTTTATTACTATTTATATCTTCTGCCGTTATATTGTGAGTTGTAAAAGAACCTCTACTTAAAATTTGAGGTTCAGATGTTAATAATTCCCAATACGCAGGTAGTGAATAAATTCCATTATTAAGAGCACCAACTATATCTATTGGTGATGGAACAGAACAAAGCAAAGTATTTCTTACTTGATACAAATTATTAACATTAGGATTGGTAACAGTTTGTGTCTGAGAAGCCCATGATTGCTTTTTATTATGACTTTTACCCTTTGCGATTTGCGCCCATTTTTGTTTTTGTGTTAGCTGTGCAGAGTTGCCTTTATATTGCAAAACTTCGGTTTTTTTAGCGAGTGCCCGAGTTGCCGCCGTTCCTGAACAAGGAGCGCCTCCTGCTCTAAACCAAGTTTTCGTAGGAAATGGACCACCAAAAAAAGGCGCGGTAGCAGGCCATTTATTGCATGCGGGATTAGTATTAGACATTATTTAATATATGATATAATAATTATATATTAAATATTAAATAATTAACTTGGTTTTCTTATCAAGTTTTCTCTCAAGGATTATACATGTCATTTGAACCAGAGAAGAACCATCTAAGTGATAAGTATCTGGGTTTACTATTAGTCAAATCACTACCTACCTGTTTCATGTTAGGTCCGTTAGATACAATGCTTTGAATCTCATTTGTTCCAATCGCGGTAGAAAAATATCTTAATTCAGAGGTATACCCAGAAAAACCACCATTCATAGAAACAAAAACATCTCCGTAATTTTGTTTGGGAACACTATTTAAAATATGTCTACGCGCGAGACGACCATTAATATAAACATCTAAACGGTTTTGGTCACTCACTCGGATAATAACATTGACCCATTTATTGATAGGAATATCATCAATAACAACCTCTTCGTTGATTTCATTAAATGTATTCATTACAACAACCAAATTATTTGTGGATGGAGCGATGTAAAGACCAGGGCCATTATTGGGATGATTCATTCCAATAGGAACATTAGTAAGATTAATATCATCATTGCCCTTGTGGAAAACGTGTTTGTATTCATTTTGTTTGTATGTCAAATCATCTATAAATATCCACACCGACCAAGTAAATTCTAGACCTTCTGCTTTATTTACGGATCTAATAATTGGAACTGCGCCTGGACTACTTGGATCTTGTGGAATTCTCAACATGTGTTTAGAATCAACCATTCCTTTTATTAAAACTGGGTCCTGGTTTGGAGAGAAAATCCAGGCCAAGATTGAGGTACCTAAACGTAATGCCATTACAAAAATAATCAATACCAGTAAAAGGAAAGCGAATTTCGCTACAATACTATTCGACTCAAGAAATTCTTTGGTCCCGTCAAGATACTTTTGTGATGAGAAACTGCTTAAACTATTTGAATCTGATATTCTGCCGAAAGGATTACTCATATCTATATATATTATTACAAGAGAAATTTAGATATGAATTTAAATTTCGAAACTACCTTGTTCTTGGTTATCTTCCAAGAAGGAAACCTTGATACGATATTTATTAAATAAGTTACCTAAAATGCTACCACCATAGCCATCTTTGTAAATGTTGTAAGCTTGTTGAGGATTTAAAGCGTTTGGCCAATAACGGAAACTTCCAGTATATCCATGGAAACCTCCAAATGGAGTAACAATAATATTTGCCGAAGGGTCCACTTTTGCCACACCGGGCAAAACACACGTGCGAACTAGTTTACCATCAATATAAACATCTAAAGTGCGACCGTAAACGCTTACTGTTAAATTTACCCATTTCTGCAGAGGGAAGTTGTCAACATTACATTTATGGGTAGTAGATTTTGACCCGGTGACGCCAGTAGATTCATTTTGAGCATAACATTCAACGTCTATTTCAATGTTGTTTTGCATTGCTCCTAAAATAATACCAAATCCAGCAGAATTCAAACTTTTAGCTCTTAACAAAAGGATTTTTTCTTCTCCAAAACGATAATTCCAATCATCCACATAAAACCAAGTAGAATAAGCAAAATTACTCGTGTTATTATTATCTTTTAAAGTGCTGGCGATAATAGTTTGTTTTAAATTAGCATTTTGTAAAGTAGTCAATCTAGTTGACTTTCTAAATAACCAACTAAATGTATAATATAAAATAATTAAAACAACTACAAAAATTAGGATATTCATTATGAGACCCATTTATATATACTATACAATAAGAAATTATCTCCACACAAGAATATTTTTATAGTTGTGGTTATAGTTATACTTAAAGATTAGGAAATTGCTTCTCTCTTAATGACTTATAAACCAAACTTATAATTGAACGAGAGAGAACTCGGTTATAATAAACGACATTGCAAATTCCCCCATAAATACCATTATCGCTCCCTGCCGTCACATTTTCATATGTCATATATGGTGCTACATTTTTTCTTGTTGCGACGATTTCTCCATTTATAAATATATCCATATTTCCCCCATCATAATTAACCACAATGTTATTCCATTTTTGATATTTTATATCATTTGTTTCATAAACTGTTACTAAATCACCATCATCAATTTCAGTTTGAATACGGAGTGAATTTAATTTTCCATTATATTGCACTAGTGGTTTTTGCCCGTAATTCAAAATATTTGTATATTTTGTATATGCGGAATTTGTATTTGGTGGCTGAGGATTTAAATAAAACCACGCTGAAAGAGAATAATTATATTTGAATTTGCCGTCTTTGTTATTGTTTTTTGAATGTAAATTTTCATAATTACCTAAAGCATATTCTTTATTTAAAAATACGGGTTCGTTTAATAAATGTATGCCATCGTGTGTAACTATTCTACGCCAAATTTCAGGAATTAAAAATCTTAATCCTACAAAAACTAATTCTAGTAAAAGAATTATCCAAGTAGTTTCGGTAGTAATATTAAATTGATGTTTTAAATAATCCGCAAATTGAATAAGTAAACATGGAATATATAAAATTAAATTACCTATCAATGAAGCAAGTGTATTTTTATTTCCCGATTTTTTATAATGACTTATTAATGGTTTCGCAAGTAAATATACAAACCCTAATATGCCTGACCCAATTAAAATATTCAATGTCCAAATGGTAATATTATGAATTGTTGGCATAGAAGGTATATGTCTAAGTAGCCACCACGTTCCTATTAATAAACATATAATCCCGGCAAATGCTGCTAACGTAGAAAATAATTTAATAGTTAAATTAACCAACCCAGGTGTATCGCTATACCCACTTTTATTTAGTGCGGCTTTTTGTTTTATGAAAAAATAATTTACACTTTGAATAAACATAATTATTAAAAAAAACAATGCTACTTGCGCGGGGTACTTATCGCTTATGCCATAAGGATTCCATCGATATGCTATAAGAATAAATATAATAAATTCTATTACAACAATCAAAGCAAACATTGTTGGATTATTTTCTATTTTTTTGATAGAATTATGTGCAATACCACCCATTATATTTGTCATTTTACCAAGCATGGTTATATAGTATAATATTATAATAGAAAATTATGCTATATATATGTCATTATAAATTTTCCATCGCTGTTTTTCGCCCGTGGCAGTCGCGACATAATGCTACTAAATTATCTATATGATTTGAACCGCCAGAATCTAATCTTATTTTGTGATCCACTTCAAACCAAGCAGGTAATTGTTCTTTACAATCACCACATTTCCAACCTTGTTGAGAAGCGACATATTTTTTCTTGGTTTCGCTAACACAGCGTTTGGTTCCTTTTTTTCCCGAATCCAGCATTCTTTGTTGTTGTGGTGATAAGTATTGTCCCCCACCTTGAGCATAACTATTATTTATATTACTATTTGTATTATTATTTGTGGTCGCAGTTCCCACGCCGCCAAAAATATTGGATTTTGACATATTCAGTAAAGGCGTTAACATATCTCCCGCGTCTTTGTCAATAGGCATATATTTAACTATTCCACTTGCGTGTGATAAAAGACTTCGTGAATGAGTCGGATACTTTTTAAGAAATAAATAAGCAGATAATCCGGCAAATCCTATTGCGGTCATTTGATAGTATTTTTTCCAAGATTTTACTATTTGGACATACTTTCCATCATAATAAGTATTAACAACAAAAAATGCGGTCAAGCCAAATATTAACAATTCAACCTTCATAATATATACAATAATAGTATATTAAAAAGAGATTATATACATAACATATTTTTATAGGCTTACACGCAAATTTTTTTACCATTTTTCAATGTTTTTCCACGGTAGCCTTTGGGACATCTGCGTGTTTTTGGCCATGTAAATGGCTGTTTTAATATTTTTTTGCGTTCGGCATTAACTCTTACGGCCGAAGAAATTGAATTTAGTTTTTTAACCTTTAATGTTTTTGATTTATCTTTAATTGTAAAACCTTTTATTTTTTTAGTAGACTTTGTAGTCGGCTTTTTTGTAGGAACTAAAACAGCACTGCTAACGCCGCTAATGCCGCGAATGCTGCTAACGCTGCTAGACGGAGATGTTGTATTTATACCAGTGATTTTGTTTAGATTGCCTAATTCTTTAATAATAGTACTTATTGGCATAGGAGTCGCGGCATATTTTGAATTAAAACAATATTCCAATAAAATTTTTAAAATATGATTGGTTAATGGATCATCCCAATCATAAGTATATTCATTTAATGGATTTATTTTAAGAAAAGCTAAATATGACATTAAAAATCCCCAAATATCTACATTTTTCAAATAAACCTCCTCGAAATATTTTATTTCTTTAAATTCATATGTTCCTGGGCTTGTTTCTATAATGTATTTATCTAATACCTCTGCTAAATAATCTATAATTATAGCATTACCAAATGTATTTTTTAATAAGTAAGTTAAACTTAAATTTGGTCTTATAAAATTGGGGTTTAGCAATGGTTTATATATTCTGTTTAATATTGCTTCGAAAAAATTAATATGTCCTAGACCATGATGCGTAAGAGTAGCACCAAGTATGTTCGCAGCGATTGCCCTCATAATTCCCCGTCTTCCTATATTATTCACCTCAATATCCATTAAAGTTCTAGTGATTACATAACGTGATTCCATTGAAAAAAGAATGTTTGAAAACGGGACATTAAATTGAATTACTTTAGAAAAATAGGGAAGACCCGCATTTTTTTTTAATTCATCTGGTGTGGTAATAACAGATAATCCCCAATCAATTAAACGCAACTTTGGATTTTTACTAGAAATAGTGCCTTCTCTTAAAATATTTCCTGCTTTAATATCAAAATGATATAATCCACGCTTATTCATTGGTAAAATACCATTTTTTAATAAATCTAACATTCCTTTATTCGTATATGCAAACGATGATAAACCCTCTTGTTTGTTTGTTATTTTTACTAGACTTTCTTCATACATATCTAAATTTTCACCGCCATAAGGAATATTTAAGATTTTAAGCGCGCTTAACTTTTCATTAACGTTTGATTCTTTAATACCAAATTTTGTTAAATTTTTACATGTTTTATCAAACCTTACTTTGTCTTCAGCGGTTAAATTCGCAGGACTACAAATACTTATTTTATTAGTAAGAAAATAGTTCTCGTTATTTGGAATAGAATTAACTATGGGTTGAATTCGTCTAACTTCATTCATCTCATCATTTGCATCTTCAACCATCATTAGTTTTGACACACCAGTTGGGTCATAATATACTGATGGATCTTTACATTTCAATGGAGGTTTAAAAACGCAACCATATGCTCCTGCTGCTATTGCTTCACCTGCTTTTTGACCGCGAGGCATATATATATAATATATATATAACTAATATTAGTATTAGCTATCACTACAAGAGTTATTTACAATCACAAGAGTTATTTACAATTACAAGAGTTATTTACAATTACAAGAGTTATTTACAATTACAAGAGTTATTTATTGTAAAGGAATGCACACGTTATTAAAATAGCACTAACGAAACCAGCGAACACCATTTTCTCTCTAAAACGGCGCGTATCTTTATCTTTTACTACTTTTGGCTTGTAACATTCATAATAAGATGCCATCGCCTGATCCATTGTTAGTTCAGGTAATTTTAATGCTACATTTATTTTATTATGTATAAAATGGACCCAACGAGTAAAAGAATCACGCGAGTCCAAATAAGGGGTGACAGGATATTTATCAACCAATTTACTAAATGTGTTTCCTATATCTTCAATTGGAATAAATAGTGGAAAATTTTGAATAAAATCATAATATTTCTTTTTAGTTACTTCATTTGGTGTTCTTGGATAAGACAACGCAACTGTATGTAGAAAAAACCAATAGTGTGGTCCCCATATTTTCGGATCTAATCCCATTACATTAAAAGATATAAAAAGATAATGCTTATAACTTATAACTTATATATGTCTAAGACTTATAATTTTTGTAATAATTGCGGTAAATCCGGACATCTATTTAATACATGTAAACATCCCATAACAAGTATAGGAATAATTGCATATAAACACGAATATGATAAATTTAAATTTTTAATGATTAGACGCAAAGATTCTTTAGGATATGTAGATTTTATGAGAGGTAAATACCCTATTTATAATAAAAATTATTTACAAAATATCATTGATGAAATGACATTAGATGAAAAGAAAAAATTACTAAATAACGATTTCAATATATTATGGAGTGATTTATGGGGTAGTTATAAAGGAATTCAATATCGCGGAGAAGAAAAAACGTCAAAAGATAAGTTTGAGTCCCTTAAATTAGGTATAACTATCGGCGGGGTAGAATATACATTGCAATCACTTATAAATGATTCCACAACTTCATGGAACGAAACTGAGTGGGGATTTCCAAAAGGAAGACGAGAATACCAAGAAAAAGATATCACGTGTGCTTTAAGAGAATTTGAAGAAGAAACAGGTTATCAAAGAACCTCATTAAAAATTATTCATAATTTACTACCATTTGAAGAAATTTTTACTGGTTCAAATTACAAATCATATAAACACAGATATTTTGTAGCAAAAATAGATAATGATATAGGACCACGATATTCTTTTCAAGAATGTGAAGTAAGTGATATTAGATGGTGTTCTGTGGATGAGGCGCTTACATTAGTGAGAAGCTATAATGTAGAAAAAAAAGAAGTTTTGAAACGTGTAAATACATTATTAAATGAATATAGATTATATCCATAATATATAAGCATATGTCTAATAAAACACCTTTTATAAAAAAATTAGGAAAAATTAAAATAACAAATTTGGATACACAAGCACCGGCAGCACAGGCAGCAAAGACGGCAAAGACGGCAAAGACGGCAAAGACGGCAAAAGCAAAAGCAAAAGCAAAACCAGCAAAGAAAAACACCACTCAAAAACTTAAATTTAGTATTAACAGAAATGAAGCTAATTTATCTTTAAAGGAAATGTACGACGATATTATTAGAGTAGACGATGTTCCAGATGAGAAACAATTAAGAAATTTTGAAATTATTAAATCCAACCAAGAAAGAGAACAACTTACAACAGAAAATAATAAATATGATTATTTATATCCAAATTTATATGACCCCGATTTTAATATTAAAATAGCCGAGAGAAAGGAGTTTAATGATACTCGTTATGATGGAAAAATATATGATGTAGAAAAACAAGCAGAGATACTATGTAACGCGGATTATGAATTAGCTCCACATCAGCAATTTGTCAGAAATTTTCTATCTTTTGAAACACCTTATAACAGTCTTCTTTTATATCATGGATTGGGTAGTGGAAAAACGTGTTCAGCAATCAGTGTTTCAGAAGAGATGCGCGATTATTTAAATCAAATGGGCATTTCACAAAGAGTTATTGTTGTTGCCTCACCCAATGTTCAAGAAAATTTTAAATTACAATTATTCGACGAGAGAAAATTGGAATTAATCGACGGATTATGGAATTTACGAGCATGCACTGGAAACAAATTTTTAAAAGAGATTAATCCTATGAATATGAAGGGGCTTTCCAAAGAAAAAGTTATTCGTCAGATAAGGCGCATTATTAATAATGCTTATTTATTTATGGGGTATATTGAGTTTGCTAATTATATTTCTAAAAAATCTCAAATTGACAGCGATATCAAAGGAGTTAAAAACCGCAATATAATAATGAAGAAAAAATTAAAACGCATTTTTAATAATCGTTTAATTATTATTGATGAGGTTCACAACATTCGTATCACCGATGATAATAAAGATAAACGTGTAGCAAAGGAATTATTAAAATTAGTTGAAAGTGTAGATAATCTGCGTTTATTATTTCTATCAGCAACACCTATGTATAATAGTTACAAGGAAATTATATGGTTAGTGAATCTAATGAATATTAATGATAAAAGACCCGGAATAACAGTGGATAATGTTTTTAATAAAGACGGGGGGTTTAAGTTATCTGAAGATGGCGAGGAGATTGGAAAAGAATTATTGGAGAGAAAAGCGACAGGGTATATTTCATTTGTAAGAGGCGAGAATCCTTATACTTTTCCCTATAGAATATGGCCCGACGAATTCGCGATTTCTCATACATTTAAAGAAAATGAATTTCCATTAGAACAATTAAACGGAAAACGTATTATACAGAATTTAGAGAAAGTGTCGGTATATTTAACCAATATTGGTTCATATCAACAGCAGGGTTATAATTATATAATTGAGCAATTAAAATCAGGCAATTTAGGACCAGCTGGAAAAAATACTCCATCATTTGAAAATATGGAATCATTTGGATATGTTTTATTACAGAGACCATTAGAAGCACTTAATATTATTTATCCGTCAAAAAAGTTTGATGAAATTTTAGGTAAAAACGACGGTAAGTCGAAAATTGACATATCTAAAATGGTTGGTAAAGAAGGATTATCGAGAATTATTAAATATAAAGAAACATATTCGCCGCCATCAAGAAAAGACTTTGAATATAAAACCAATGAATTTGGGCGTATTTTCTCTCCAGAAATAATTGGTAAATATAGTGGAAAGATTAAAAATATTTGTGATAACATTATGAATTCGACTGGTGTCGTGTTGGTTTATTCACAATATATTGATGGTGGGTTAGTTCCAATGGCTCTTGCTCTAGAAGAATTAGGTTTCACACGAGCAGGAATGGTTTCTTCACTATTTAAAACTGCTCCCACTGAACAAATTGATGCATTAACATATAAGTCGAAATCGGATGTGGAGATAGGTAAATTCAATTCAGCATCGTATATTATGATTACTGGAGATAAAACATTGTCGCCCGATAATGTCAAAGATTTAGAATTAGTTACAAATATTAACAATAAAGAAGGGGCAAAGGTAAAAGTAATTCTTATTTCACAGGCCGGGTCAGAAGGGTTGGATTTTAAATTTATTCGACAAGTTCATGTATTAGAACCGTGGTATAATATGAATCGAATTGAGCAAATTTTGGGTCGCGCAGTAAGAACGTGCAGTCATAAAAATCTTCCATTTAAACAAAGAAATGTGGAAATATATTTACACGGCTCTTTAATGGAAAATAAAACAGAAGAGGCGGCCGATTTATATATTTACAGATTGGCCGAATTAAAAGCATTACAGATTGGCTTAGTGAGTCGGGTACTAAAAGAAATTTCCGTTGATTGTTTATTGAATTATGAACAAGTAGGATTTACTGTTGACAAAATAAATCAAATTGTTAAACAAGAATTATCCAGTGGAAAAGAAATATTGTATGCTATAGGCGACAGGCCATTTACATCAACGTGTGATTATATGTCTAACTGCTCTTATACGTGTAAGCCAAACAAAACAATTACCGAGAGTGATATTAAATTAGACACCTACAATGAAAGTTTTATTATGATGAACACTGATAAAATCATCCAGCGAATTAGAAATTTATTTAAAGATAAGTATTTTTATAGGAAAGCAGAATTAATTAGCATGATTAATATCGTAAAATCATATCCTTTAGTCCAAATAAATGCAGCGCTCAATCAATTGGTAGAAGACAAAAATGAATTTATTAGTGATAAATATGGAAGATTGGGTAGTTTAGTCAATATTGGAGATCTATATCTATTTCAACCATTAGAATTAGATGATAAACATATCTCAGTTTATGATAGATCTGTTCCAATTGAATATAAAAGACCTGTTTTATCTTTTGAAATAAATGAACAGTTTGAATACCCGTCCATTATTCCGGTTAAAATTATAAAGAAAAAGGGAGAAACAGAAACTAGTAGTGAAGATAAAAAAATCTTGGCGATAATTGCGAATATTCAAAATAGTTATGATACGGCTTTGGCGGCAGCACCAGCAGCAGCAGCAGCCGCAGATGAATTAGCAAGTAAAAATATAGATGAATGGTATAAAAGTGCAAATAGCGCAATAAAAATCATGATTGGCGAAGGTATAGATAAAAAAATATTAAGTAAATTAGTTATTGACCATATGTGTGATGTTTTATTGTTTAATGATAAGTTAAATCTGATAAATTATTTTGAGAAACAAAAGGAATTAAAATTAAATAAAACCCTAGCGGGTGTGAAAAAATATTTTACAGATAAAATAATTAAACATAAAAATCTCTCCGGAATATTATTACAAAATGAAGGAAATAAACAATTAATCACACTTTCTTCTGGAGATAAAGAATGGAAGTTGGCCGAACCTGAAGATTATCAGGATTTAGCTCAACAAATAGCTACAACTGCTGCTAGATTTATACCTGTTAAAAATAAAATTAATGACATTGTTGGATTTACAACTAACTTTAAGAAGGAGTATATGGTATTCAAGGTTAAAGAAATGAGTAAGAGGCGTAATAAAGGAGCAAGGTGTGACCAGTCTCAAAAAGGAGAAGCTTTACTTATTTTAAATAAAATTTTGGGAGAGAATAAATATGATAAAGAATCAAAAATGGGGAGAGTTGAAATTTGTGTTTTACAGGAATTATATTTGCGTTTATTTGATATGGAAAATAAAAATAAAAAAGCATGGTATTTATCTCCATCTGAAGCAGTTTTAATTAACATTGAGAAACTATAAATTATATGAAGTGTTAAATTATATGAAGTGTTAAATTATATGAAAAATTGAATTATAATTTAAGAATAATATCATTGTATTATAGTATGGCCACACAAGCAATAATGAAAAAATCAGGAAAACAACAAAGTGTTGGTATTTATAGTAGAATTCTTATTACCAAGAAAATTTCATTACATATTACTCATATTGGTGAAAATATTAAACAAACATTAGAAAAAGTTGTTTCCTCTCAAATAGAGGGAAAATGTATTGTAGAAGGATATATAAAACCTGCGTCAGTAAAAATCCTTACCTATTCAACAGGTGAAATAAATGGAGAGAATATTATGTTTGAAGTAGTATTTGAATGTTTTGTTTGTTCCCCAGTAGAAGGCATGCATATCAAATGTATTGCTAGAAATATTACAAAGGCAGGGATTAGGGCGGAAACAGAGGAAGAACCTAGTCCAGTTGTTATATTTATTGCGCGCGATCACCATACCACAAAACCATATTTTTCAACTGTTAATCAAAATGATATTATAAATGTTCGCGTAATTGGTCAGCGGTTTGAGTTGAATGATAAATATATTTCAATTATTGCGGAATTAATTGAGCCAAAGGAAACGAAAATCAAGACATTTAAGAAACCAAGACTCGTCATTAAACCATAACTTTGTTATTATATAAATTATTTAAATAGAACCGCATTAGTTTATTATTATAATAATGAGTAATTTGAAAGAATTAAAAGAGAGAATTGAAAAAATGCCGAAATATCATCAAATAGAAATTTTACGAATTTTGTCTGAATGTGGCAATGTTTGTTTAAATGAAAATAATAATGGCACATTTGTAAATTTAACAGAACAACCCGAAGATATTATTGCAAAACTAGAACATTATTCAAAATATGTTGACGAACAGCAAAGTGAATTGGCACATATTGAAGATGAAAAAGAAAAACTGGAACAAACTTTTTTTACATCCGCGAAGGTGTAAAATTCTATATTGTTTTGTTAAATCTTCATCAGTGTAAAAGGTAATAAAGACATCATGACTATTATGATATAAGAAGTTTAACACGATGAACCCATCCAACAATAATAACAATAACAAGGAACATATATTCAATGGTATAGGAGAATATATGTTATCTGCGTCAAATATTATACGTTATAATAAAGATTATAATAATTCAAAGACAGAATATGGTAATTCAAAGACAGAACATGGTAATAATTTATTAAATAATCATGGTAGCGCCAAATCCAAAAAAGAAACATTTAAAGAAACATTTTTTATTCCATCACAAAAAGACAAACTGTTTTGGTGTTTTTATATTTTACTTAATGGATTTGATGACTACGAATTCAGTAAAAATGACAGTTTTAAAACCGAAAAGTCTTTTAAAATTTCGAGTGTAGAAAAATTACGTTCCATAAAAGATAAACTAAAAGAACTCAAAATAAAACGCAATGAAATGGAGAACGAATTTGTTAATACAGAGACAATAACATTAAAAGGGTTGGAAACATTATGTCTTATTTATGGCATATCATTAATTTACATTTCAGGTAAAAAATACTATGAAATCTCGTTCGGTGATAAACTGTGTGGAATAATTATTAAAAATGAAAATAATTTATATGGCGTTAAATATGAATTTGATGAAAATTATACAACCAATATCCGTAATAATTACTGGAAGTTGGAAAGCATTATAAAACCATTAAAAGCAATCTCCGCATATACTTTAAAACAAATACAAACTATTTCAGAGAAAATGGAAATACCGTTGATAAATGATTTATTAAAGAAAAAAACCAAAAGTCAATTATATCAAAATATACTTGAAAAAATTGAATAATTATAATATAAATATTATCGTCCCAAATATATATACCATGTCTAAGATATCTTCTCCACAAAAAGAATTAGACAACTTATTAAAAATCTATTTAGACAATGTAATTAAATATTCCGAGCAAGGAAACCTTGAAATGGAGGTGCGGTTTGGAACGGCGAGAGGAATGAAACCCATCAAACGTCAAGATTATGATAATGTTGTCCATCGACTATTATCCGCTGGATTTCAAATGTCAGAAACAAAATATTTATTACGTATGCAAAACGAATTTATTGATGTTAAAACCGGTTTAACAAAACAATCCAATTTAAGAACCGAGATATCAGGAATAGGTAATATTGCAGATTATTGTAAAACTAATCAAATTCAAAATAAATTCGGAGAGATAAAAAGCACATTTATTCAAAAAAATTTTCTGAAAAATGATGCTAATGAAAATATTTATCCAGTGAATTTTAATGATTTTAATTTTAGAGTAACCCTGCAAAACGAAAAAAGTCTTTCTGTTTCCAATCCTATTGTAAAAAGTCTAGTTAGCAAATGGACAGATACCAAAAAAATATTTCGTTATACAAATCGTAATACATTGACACATAATGAATTACCTATTAATGTGGATATTAGCATCGTTAAAGAATCAAAGCGCAAAGGTAACAATTTAATTCCATCCTATTTATTTGCCGATTCTGGAGTAAATGAATCTGGCGAAAAATACGAAATCGAAATTGAAGTCATAAACGAAAAAGTGGGATTAGGAACGCCTTACAGCACACCAGCGCTTTTAGAAGCGGCTATTAAAAAAACAATTAAGCTGGTCATGTCAGGTCTTCAAAGCACGAATTTTCCTGTATCGTATGTTGAACAGAAATTTATATTGGATGACTATATGCAAATGTTGTGGAAAGATAATTTTAAAGAAAATACCAGAGTTTTCCCCAAGAACTTTGTAGGTCCATCATCATACACACTTCAAATGAAAAATATCGCACCGATTAATCCCGATTCTGTTATACCAAATATCCGCAACAACTACACTGTAACTGACAAGGCGGATGGTATACGCAAGCTTCTTTATATTTCCAAGAATGGCAAAATATATTTAATTGATCAAAATATGAATGTTCAATTTACTGGGGCACTTACTAAAAAAAATCATTTATTTAATACGTTGCTTGATGGGGAACATATTTTACAGAATAAAGATAAGAAGTTTATTAATTTATACGCCGCATTTGATATTTATTATTTAAAAGACGTTGATATTAGATCCTTAGGATTTACTCCATCAAAGGCAGATGATGTTGCGTCTAATTTTAGACTTACTAAACTGGCGTCAGTTATAAGTGAATTAGCGCCTCAAAATATTAATAAAGCAAGCAGTAGCATATCTCCGATTAGAATCGAGCGCAAAACATTTTACTCGGATAGTGAAAATAGTAGCATATTTCAGGGTTGTGCGGTGCTTCTTCAAAAAGCAAAGGACGGTTTATTTGAATATGAAACGGATGGTCTTATATTTACGCCATCAAATACCGGTGTTGGTTCTGATAAAATTGGCGAAACAACAAAACCTATAAAGGTAACGTGGACCCGTTCATTTAAATGGAAACCGCCACAATTCAATACAAATGATTTCTTGATTACAACGAAAAAAACGCCAACCGGACAAGATTTTATTGGGAATATTTTTCAAAATGGATTAGATACTAGCACTACTACACAACTAACACAATATAAAACGGTTATTTTGCGCGTTGGATTTGATGAGGCGCTTCATGGCTATATTAATCCGTGTCAAAATATTTTAAATAATGATATACCCAAGGGAGGAGACACAGACGCAGATGATGACACTGGGTATCGTCCAATGCAATTCTTCCCGTCCAACCCAAGTGATGAAAATGCCGGAATTTGTAATATTTTACTTAGGGACAGTCCTTCCGGAGATAAAGTAATGTATACGCATGAAAACGAGGTTATTGAAGATAATACTATTGTTGAATTCAGCTATGATTTAAACGCCGAAAATCAATGGAATTGGAAACCTCTACGCGTGCGTTATGATAAAACGGCCGATTTCCGCGCTGGTGGCAATAATTTCGGTAATGCGTATCATGTCGCCAATAGCAATTGGCATTCTATTCATAATCCTATCACAAGTGAAATGCTTACTTCCGGAGAGAATATTCCTGACGAATTAGCAGATGATGATGTGTATTATAATAGAATTAGTGGTTCAAAAAGCACAAAAAGTCTGCGGGATTTCCATAATTTGTTTGTTAAGAAACAACTGATTACAGGCGTATCCAGACGCGGCGATACATTAATAGATTTGGCTGCGGGAAAGGGCGGGGATATACCAAAATGGATCGCTTCCAAACTGAAATTTGTCTTTGGCATTGATTTGGCGCGCGACAATATTACTAATAGATTGGATGGTATTTGTGCGCGTTATTTAAACTACCGCAAAAAATTCAAAAATATTCCCGACGCATTATTTGTAAACGGAAATGCGTCAGTTAATATACGTAGTACCGATGGTATACTAACAGATAAAGGCAAACAAATAACCCGCGCTGTCTTCGGTCAGGGGCCAAAGGATGTAAAAGAATTGGGCGAAGGCGTTTATAAACAATATGGAAAAGGAGAAGATGGATTCAATATTTGTTCAATTCAATTCGCCATTCACTATATGTTTGAAAACCAGATCACGTTGCAAAACTTCTTGAGAAATGTAAGCGAGACTACTAAGGTTGGCGGTTATTTTATTGGAACAAGCTACGACGGAGGTTCAATCTTTAATATGCTGAAAAGCAAGCAAGACGGGGAAAATTATGTTATTATGGATGGTGATAAAAAAATATGGGAATTAACGAAAAGATATGACCGAGATGAATTTTCAGACAATAGTAGTTCTCTAGGATACGCAGTTGATGTTTATCAGGAATCTATTAATAAAACTTTCCGTGAATATTTGGTGAATTATACATATTTGGATCGTTTGCTTGAAGATTATGGATTTGTTAAACTCACACGCGAAGAAGCTCTTGAAAATAATCTTCCCGCAAGCACTGGATTCTTCAGGGATTTATTTGGAGTGATGAAAGATGAAATAAAAAGAAATTATAAAATGAAAAATGAATATGGAGAAGCACCAAATATGTCTGCTGGAGAAAGAGAAATTTCATTCTTGAACCGATATTTTGTTTATAAGAAAGTTCGTAGCGTAAATGCGGAATCTGTTGCAAATGCGATTTTGTCACGCTCTGTCGATGAAGACATGGACGAAGAAGACCAAACACGCAAAGCACAAGAGGCAGCAAAATTGGCTTTATTAGCAGAGAAAAAAGCTGAAAAAAAACCCACTGTTAAGAAAGCTAAACGCAAATTGAAATTGACTACATAATCATAAGAATAAAATAATTTTCATTGTTACACCTTTTTAACATTCAAAACAATATTTAATAAATATATAAAAATATATAAAAATATATAAAAATATATATAAATATATAAAAATATATATAAATATAATTCGAAACTTAATTTATATTATTATGTTTTCACAAAACATGTTATATTATTATGCACACGTTAGAATAAATTTAAATAATCAATCGTTATCCTCATACGATGAAAAAACAACATATAATTGTATATGTTCAAATAAATTATATGTTTCACAACAAAATCGTGTTGAACATGAAAAAAATTGCGATGAGAACGTTTTAAACGGACTCATTACAGAAGAAGATTGGTTAAAACTATTGACTTATTATGATATTTTTCATATTAAAAATTTGAAACAAGAATATAAACAAGCTTATGATAAAATAAAACATATGAGAAATAAAAAATTTTTGAAATTATTAGATAAAATATCACATGAATCCTTGCGATTTGATAAATATTTAAATAATACATCTACAGAATATGTTCCTTTATATTGGTCAACAGTAACAATAAATGATTTTATAATAGAAACATAGATGTCTTAGTTAGTTATACATTTTAAATGTTCAAAGATGTAAAAGACATAAATACTAATTCATAATATAAATTATCTATTATAGTATGAGTTTTTTTTTATTACCATCTATTCAAATTAATTATCAATTAATAAATCATATATTACCTATATATAGTAATAATAAAATAGGTACTGTCAAAATAAATAAGACTCTTTCTAATTATTTAAATAATATTAAAGGACAAATAGATAAAAACCCCATTGAATGGGATAAATTCAAAAAATATACAAATCCATATGAATATATTCATACTGCAGTTCCTAATTCAAAGCAGTCCGTTTCAAAATGTAAGCCCTTGTCACGCTCTTATTTTAAAATGATTGAACTTGTCAAATCAATGAATTTATTAGAAGATTTGCCACAAAATAATTGTAAAACATTTCACTTGGCGGAAGGTCCCGGTGGATTTATAGAAGCCATTGTTGAAATGCGTGAATCATTGTATAATGACCAACACTATGGTATGACATTAATAAATGATAATGATAAAGCTATTCCTGGTTGGAAAAAAAGCAGGAATTTTCTCAATAAATATCCCAATGTCACTATTGAAACTGGTGCGGACGGAACAGGAAATTTAATGAATTGTGAAAATTTACGTTATTGTTTTGAAAAATATAGAGGAACAATGGATTTAATTACCGCTGACGGTGGTTTTGATTTTTCGGTTGACTTTAATCACCAAGAAACAGTAAGTAGTAAATTGGTATTTTCACAAATTGCGTTCGCAATAGCAATGCAAAAATATATGGGCAATTTTATTATTAAGTTCTTTGATACATTTACCCATGTGTCAATAGACTTATTGTATATCTTAAGCACGCTTTACAACGAAGTTTATTTTGTTAAACCAACAACGAGCCGGTATGCAAATTCAGAAAAATATATTGTATGTAAGGGATTTAGACTGCAAAATAACGAAGATATAATTAAAAAGTTCTATCATATTATTGGTTCATTAACCGAAGAAAAACAAATAGAACGATTATTAAATATAAATATTCCTTATTTATTTACAAATACTGTTGAAGAATTTAATGCGATATTAGGACAACAACAAATAGAAAATATTGCTTCAACTCTTAATATAATTAATAATAATAAATATGACAGACTGGAAAATATGAAAAAAAATAATATTCAAAAATGCATAACATGGTGCCAGAAGTATAACGTCCCTTATAATAAGGTAATTACTACTAATAATATTTTTTTATCAGGAAGAACCACATTAGACAACCCATTTAGCACTTCTGTTGGCGATTATGTTGGCGATTCTGTTGGCGCTTCTGTTGGCGATTCTGTTGGCACTTCTGTTGGCGATTCTGTTGGCGATTCTGCCTTATCTATAACCAATACATAAATATTGGATAGTTTATATTCATCTTATGGAGAATAATAAATATAAAGTTAATTACATATTCTAAATTAACTTTATACAATGGACGCTTTAAGAACATTTTATTTTTTATTTTTAGCAGATAAGAAAAAAGAAAGGTTTGATATGATTTTAGAGCCTTTGCAGGCTATTATTCAATTGGCATTAATCTCGTTTTGTCCCGTTGGAAGTAAATTATCTATTTCAAATAATTTATTAACTATTCAAATTCCTTCTTGGAATCAAGGCGTGTTGCGTACCTATAATCATGATAAAAAAGACGATTTGTTCTTTCTTTTCAGTGTTATTAGTCGTTTTAATAAATTTTACGCTTATTTAAATAGCAAAGAAGATGAAACATCTCACCTATTTAATTTACTTATTGATCTAAGCAAGGATGGTATAGATAGCATTATTCAAACTTATTCTAGGGGAGAACACGCTCATTTACTTCACACACTTAAAATGTATAGAGCCCTTTTAGATAAGCCCGACGCATTTTCAACGGATTATTCAGCAAATTCATCGGATAAAAAAGGTGAAACACAAGATAATATTGATGATGTATTTATTAGAATTACCGATTTATACAACGAAGAACATCTAAAAATTATTTATAATATATTTTGTTTAATACAAGAAAATCCTGAAGATTATTTGACTTATATGTCAGCATTAAATAGCGCGATGACCCCTGTTAATGTAAATATAAAAAAATGGATTAATGATCATATTGTGTTTTAATTTTAACCGCATTTGCGGGGGTTATACTGTATATAATGTAAACCCCTCTTCCTCGCTTGGTTCTTCGTAATATTTTTTATAAACGGAATACGCGATTTTTGGGACCTGCTTTTCGGCAGACCGTGATTTATTTTGTTTGTAAGAAATGTCTAACGTAGTGGTGACGTGAATGCATTTAACATTGTAATTATATTTTTTACTAAGGTCAACAAACTCCTTACGTTTTTTAATAGAACTATGGGTGGCATCAAATACAATAGACTTTGATTGCGAAATATATTCTAAAGACGCCTTTCTCATTTTACTAGATGTTTTGTAAATATCACCTTCTATATGAACGTAATTGTCCGTTTTACAAATATTTTTGGCAATCGTGCTTTTTCCCGATCCAGGGTAACCTACCATAATAATTATTTCTGGACTAGATGACAAAGGTATAATTGGCATTTCAAACGTGTCTGATTTATTTGTAAATATATCCTCTGGAGAATAGCATTTAATGCCAATATTATCAGCAAATACCTTATCACTATCAGAGAAATCGGATTTTCGCCCAAGAGCATCTCCAACAAAGAAGGATTCTTCTTTATTTATATTATTTCCCTCAAAAGGCATATTGAATAATATGGGGTTTGGCTTATATTCAGCCTTATCTGTCGCAATTACCACAAACAATGGAATCTCTAATTGTTTCATTACCATTTGAATTTGCTCGTATTTCCATTTCTTGGATTGGTTGGTAAAAATTACAATCATATAACCATCTTCATAATATTTTTTTATTTTTTCTGGAACCCCTGGATATAACCATTCCCAATCATCTATGGATGATGGAAAGGTTTTACCATCCTTTGGGTTGACGACAGTCCAATCATAATCAAATGATGCCATTTTTTCTTTAACTTCTGCATTATTAATATTGTATATAATTGGAGCCATTGTGAAGGGTTCTTGTTGTTGTTGTTGTTAAGGTTTTAACTTTGAATGTACTTATACTATAATCATAAAAAGTATTTCAATTTTATTTACATTATGACTATATACCTTAGAACATTTCAATTTTATTTTTAAATTATAAAATTGAAATAATATAAAGAATAATCATATTTGCAAGTATAACTTAAAATGGCTGAAACTATTTTAATTAATGAACAACATGGCAATATTATAAAAAGAGTCTCTACTTCGTATAGTTTATTGGAGCAAGATATAATGAAATTAAAAAAACAAAATATTCTTAATGAATTAGAAGTGTTAAAATTAACAGGTAAGGTAGTTACTTTTGAAAATCAAAAAATAATAGCATTAAAAGTAATAACTGCGTTTAAGAATAGACAAATTATAAATATTATGGTTGTATCTAAAACACAATCTGGTAAGACTGGAAGTATGTGTGCTACAATTAAACAATATTTAGAAGAATCAAGTAATTTAATACCAATTGAAAATATATATATTATTACTGCGTTGTCCAGTTGTGAATGGAAAGAACAAACAAAAGAAAGAATGCCTGAAAGCATACAAAATAGAGTATTTCATAGAAGTGAATTATCTAATACATTTATTGATGAAATTAAGAATCGTACAAATCTTCTTATTATTATGGATGAAATCCAAATTGCCGCAAAAAAAAATCAAACTATATACAAAACGTTTGAGAAGGCTGGATTACTAGATATAGAGACACTTTACAAAAAAGATATAAAAATATTGGAATACTCAGCAACTCCAGATGGAACAATACATGATTTAATGGAGTGGAAGCAGGCTTCAACTAAAATATTAGCGGAGCCTGGTGATGGATATGTAAGTGCATATAATCTATTACAGACGGGAAGAGTAAAACAATATAAAAATTTATGTGGATATTGTATTGAAACGTATTTATCGAGTTTAGATAAGGACGATAAATTTTGTTCATCATTAAAAACAGATCGTACAATAATTTCTAATTATATTAAACAAATTATTAAAGATGATATTAAAGATGATATAATGTTCAATAAAGAATTATTTACAGATTTTATAAAAACAAATAATTTAGAAAAGTATGATACCATAATAGATATAAATACAATGGAAATTATATATGATGATATTAAAGAAATATTTGAAAATATTGAAGAAGTAAAAAGTGATATTAAGAAATATACTAATCATCTATATCACATTATTAGAACTAAAAATGGTCCAGCACAAGATTTAACTATTCAAAATTTCAAAGAAATATTTAATAGTGATGATTATGATTTTATTAAGTATGATAGAACAAGTAAAATTAAAAACATAAATAAAACTTTAATATCACAACCAAAAACACATACATTTATATTTATTAAAGAAATGTTAAGATGTGCTAAAACTTTAACTAAGGATTATATTGGAATACTATATGATAGATATAGTATAGATCCAGATGATTCAACAATCCTACAAGGATTAATAGGTCGTGATACTGGATATAATAATAATGGTATAAGTATATGTTATACTAATAAAGATAGCATTGAAAGATATGAAAAATTATGGGAGGGCGAGTTTGAAGACAAAACTATTAGATGGAAATCAAAAACAACCAAAAATACAAGAGACGGTTGTATTTCACGTAAAAATACATTTAACGAGTCAGAAAGTTATAAAATTTTAAAAGATAGCGATGATAGTATAGATAATAGTCATACAAAAGAAACAGTAACTAAGAAATTCAAAACACAGGAAGAAGTTAAAAAATATTACAATAAAGAATTAAAGACGACATATTTGAACAGTAAAGGTCCAAATAAAAGAAAACCCAATAAGGATGGATACTATGAAGCAACAATAAAAACAAAAACAAAAGTATGGTCTTGTGATGAATTGGATAAAAAACCATATATTGGAGCTGCTAATAATAATTATTGGTTCTATCCATGCTATCGAGACATAAATGATAAATCAACTTTAGAATGGTGGTTAATCCATTGACTAATTCAAAACAATATTTCTGTGTTCTAATATAATTTCCTTCTTTTATGAAATGATAATCTTAAACTAGCCATTTTACACCATTAGACATTTAAAATGCTGAATTATATACTATTAAGTTCACTTGTAATTAAATTTTTTATTTCAAAAGGTACTTCTCTTTGTCGATATGATTTTTTTGTAGGTTTTAATGTTTTAAGATTAACAACATATACAGAATTTGTTTTATTTAATCCATTTCCAAATGTATATAGATGTCCCGAAACATTACCAGTGAAAATAAGCAGTGGTGGCATATTTCCATTACTTTTTATAAATTTAGCACTACCTGACATACAAACCTCGTCATCACTCGGATCATCAGGCATGTCACAACGTCCATTAAACTCGATATATTGCATACCAACTAAACCACCTATTTTTTGGACTGTCTCGTATGTAAGCATTTATACTATATATCATTTTATCACTCTAAAAATAAAAAATGTTTCGCTTCAATACATAAATCTTCCCACTCCATAGATTGAATACAATTTTGGTTGTTTTTAACACTTCCTATCCACACACCCGCATTTCCACCTTCCTCCCACCATTCGTTTTTAATCCAACAATGTGGATACATATATAATAATGTATTTAACCAATCATAATCAGGATTTGTTCTAGTTTCTAATTCAAATATTATACCTTTTTTACCTCTTTTAATCATACGTATGTTTTCGTAATAAATATGTTCATCATCTTTTTTATGTTGTAATTCATCCCTTAGTAGAACATCTAACTCATTTTTATTTTCACTTGTAATAGTGATATGGTTAAAACAATCATTTGTCATTTTTAATATTATATTATGCAATTTTATTTTTAAGTTTATATTTATAAAAGGGTGCAAGGAAAATAATACTTAACACGCCCTACAAAGACTAATATATTTAATTACTGAGACAACCATACAATTATGTAAAGCATTATGTGGGTTTACATAATTTATTTATCAATAACAACTTCCTTGGCAATATTCTTGATTACTTTATTTTTGTTTTTCTCGTAATCACCTTTTCCACCCATGGTTTCTATCAAAATTTGTAGATATTCGTCATTTTCTTTTGTGGTTGAATTGGTAAATTTGGGATGTTTATCCGTCCATTCACTTATTAATTTAATGTTTTTCTTTTCCACGGTTCTTATGGCGGTTTTCATTTTGGTGTTTTCTGGGCACTCTTTTTCCCATTTGTCTTCGTCTTTTATATACAATGTTTCTCTCTTGGCATCACTACAATGGACCGGGCGTTTTGTTATATCCAAACCGCGCAACTCCTTTATAATAATAGAGGATATGCCATTAACATAACCTAATGAACCCATGTTTTCCAAGTCACTAAGATTAAGTGTTACAGAATTGATAAAATCAGTGAGGTTCATAGCATCTTTACATTCTTCATTTAAGAAAAACTGTAGGTTAAATGTTTTATTATGACTGTTAATTATATTGTTTGAATTGTTTGTTTTGTAAACATCTAATACTTGTTTTTGTATCTCATTATTACTTTTTACCATTTCAACTATAAGATTTGATAATGTTTGTATATCGTTATCATTTGTTAGTATTTTATCATCATTTGTTAGTATTTTATCATCATTTGTTAGTATTTTATCATCAGTTATTACTATATTACTAGTATGTTTATTAACATCACATTTTCTTTTATGATACCATAAACTGTTACGAGCTTTATAATTTTTCCCACAATTTTCACAATTATATGTAAAAGTGGGGATATTTTGTTCTAAAATCCCCAAATTTGTTCTATTTTTATGTTTCAGTGTTAATAAATGTTTATTATAATCTTTTTTGTTATTGGTTTTAATGCCACATAATTCACAATTATATTTGGGGATTTTTGGGGACATAATTTGTTCTAAGCGTTCTATAATATTAGAACATAAAAATCCCCTAAATATGGCACAGTTCATTTTACAAAAAAAGTAGTTGGTCACAAATGAAATTCTCAAAAACCGAAATGAGAGCATTATGCTCTAAACCCAATTTACACTGTTTTTCATTTTTAATTCTCTATTTGTAAAACTCATTTTGGACATTTATAAATGTCCATTTTCTATTTTAGAAATTACAAATCCAAAATCCCGTTTTATTTAAAAAACTACCTACACGCCCTTCATAGAAGAATATTATATATTTATGTTTTTATTAGAAGGTTGAAGAGAGAAACAAAACCAGTTGGCAACAAAGAAGTTTAAGAGGAATGACACAAAGCCATATTAAATTTATTGGGTTATAATAAAGTTTCTTTAATAAATATTTTTCCTCGCAAGTATTAAATGAGTGGTCACGCACAATATGATTTTTTTTCAAAAAAACTATCATCAGAAGGAAAAATACCAGAAAACATTAAAATCGTAGATGTCCCTATTATTAATGCGACTGAAGAAACATTAAAAGGATATTGCGAAATAGTTAAAAAATACCATAATACCAAAGTAATTAATATCAAGTGGCCCAAAAAATCAGGACGACCCATTGATGAAAATACAGGCGACCAAGCCATATCTGCCGAAGGCATATTTGAATTTAATTACGGAGATAAATTTTGTTATGCAATAAATAATAGCGTGATAAATGGGAAATACATTACTGGTATAATAAATAAAGATTGCACAGAAATTTATACACGCGAAGCAAATTATCATCCTTGTGGCGGACAAATTGTATATCCATATCGTCAAAGCAAAGAACCTTTTATAATGTTGCTATCAAAAGCCGGCGATGATATAACACCAGAAGATTTTGTGGCGTTTTATTTCGATGGAACTTTTGGTGTACAAATATTACCAAATGTATGGCATCAACCAGCTTTCCCTATGTGTAACAATGTAGAATTTCTTAACAAGCAATGTAGTGTTCATGCTTGTGTATCAATTGATACAATTAATGAATTTAATACATTATTGAGAATTAATATAGCAAACCTTAATACAATAGGGGAACCTGAATAATCAATAATATTATCATATTTATATACATATGACTACGCTTCGAACATATAATAATTATACACCCGAGTATAAATTTTATAAAGAAATGCACATAAATCAAACGTTAGACTTTGTAAAAAATAAATATAAAAAGTATTCCAAACTTGATAATACACGAATAAGTATTAAAACTGCCCTGGAATTAATGAATGGATTTATTGACCCAAGCGATCCTGATTTACACGAACCAAACTCTATCCACGCATACCAAACCGCAGAGGCAATAAGAAAAGACAATCCCGAAAATAAGGAATTACAAATTATAGGATTAATTCACGATTTAGGTAAAGTTCTTTTTTCATTTGGAGAACCAGACTGGTGTGTAGTTGGTGATACTTATGTTGTAGGTTGCGAATTTCCAAAATCTATTGTGTATTATGAGACTCTAAAAAAAAACAAAGAAGGTGAATTTAATAAATATGCTGGCACAGGCATGTATAAACCGAAATGTGGTTTAGAAAATTTATATATCACTTTTGGTCATGATATGTATTTATATGAAGTTTTGCGACAAAATACAAATCATAAGATTTCAAAGAAAGGTATGAATATTATAAGATATCATTCCTTTTATCCGTGGCATAAAGAAGGCGGTTATAAACAATTTATGAATGAAGAAGATTATAAAACACTTGAAGATGTATTGCATTTCAATAAATATGATTTATATTCCAAAGCTGATGTAGAGTTTAGATTAACAGATGAAATAAAGCAATATTATGATGACCTTCTAGATGAGTTTTTCCAAGGTGAATTACAATGGTGATTATTTTACTTTTTCATATAGCGGTCTTTATTTATTTTTAACAAATAATTTTTGAATTCTTGTTCTTTTAATTTTTTATCGCTTAATTCTTGTTCTTTTAATTTTATTATGTTTTTATTTATTTTCTCTCTTTCAAGCTTTATTAATGCTTTTGTAGCCTCAGAAGTAGGTTTACGTCTGCAAAATGGAACCAAATGTCTATGCGACATTTTCATTATGTTAGTGATAAACATTCTTATATATATATGATATAATTACATTTTTTTATATATTTTACAATATAATCATATCGTTAATCATCTCGTTGAGCATCATCATCTAGGTCAGCATCATCATCAAGGTCAGCATTTTCCTTTAAGAAATAAGGATTTTCAGGCGGAGGGCGGAGATATAACCGATTACGTGATGTGTAATATTGTTGTTTCATCGCATTTATATAGTTTACATTATCGCGAAAAGTAACCAATTGACGCATAAATTCAGGATTTGGTTGTGCGATCGGTCTTGATTCTTTAATTGTATTTAATAAAATATCAATGTGTGCTTCAGATAATGACATCATATAAGCAAGAACAACACTAACACTCCGCGATACACCAGCCATACAATGAACATAAACTTTTCCACCAGAATTAATAGCGTTTCTTATAAATAAATTGGTCACAGGAAGACTATATGTTAAACTACAATCAAGAGTATCATAAGCATGAACAAATAAATATTTAAAATCATCCGGATAAGGTTCAAATTTATGAGAGAGAATATCAATCACATGGGTAATGCCTTTTTCTTGTAAAAGTTCTTTATTTGTAGCAGTAGATATATTTCCAATAAATATATTATCATCTATTTGGGATATATCTTTATTATCAGCAAAATTAATCACGTAATTTTCAAAAAAAAGTCGAACAGGCACATAAATGTTTTTCATAAAAATCGGAATATTAGACATTTAATATAGGATTATACATTAATCTTTGTTATCTAATCTTTTTTGTTGTTTGACAAAATAGATTTTGCCATCTAATCTTTTTTGTTGTTTGACAAAATAGATTTTGCCATCATACTATTCCGCAGCAGTTTTTCGTATGTTTTCATATCTATATCACCATATTTAATCATACTTTTATCATTGGGACTATAATGCGCCATTGCTTTATTATAGTCTGTAATTTTTTCCCAGTAATCTTTCTTGCTTATTGGTTGTAAATTAACATTATAATAAAATGGTAAAGACCTTGTAGCATTCCTTAATATTTGAGATACAAACATTTCGTATAGTATATAGATTACACAACAATTTTTATACTGATTACTGTAATGCATTACCGATATAATTCGTCATAGTAACATTCAACATTTCTTCTTTAATCTTGCCCATCACAGACATTTTACTAATATAATCCCTAATTTGTTCTATGGTCAATTTTGTATTGTTTCTACCTAATTCTTTCATTTGCTCATATGCGTCTTCATAACCATGCTTCCGCAATATAGTTTGGTATGCCTCTGTCAAAACAATTGGATTATCCAGCAAGTCCTTCTCAATTACTTTTTTGTTTGGATAAATCTTTAACAATCCATCGCAGATATTTTTATAGGCAATCGTCCAATGACCGAATACCACTCCAATATTGCGCAATACCGTTGAATCAGTTAAATCTCTTTGAAGGCGAGATATTGGAAGTTTTCTAGAGAGAAATTCGCAAATAGTTACACACATCATAAGATTACCTTCTGCGTTTTCAAAATTAATCGGATTAATTTTATGCGGCATTGTAGATGAACCGACTTCATTTAAATTGAAATTTTGGATTAGATAATCAATAGAAATATAATGCCAAATATCTCTCACAAAATCAATTAAAATTGTGCAAATTCTTTTGACATTATCAAAAATCATTCCCAAGTTATCATAATTGTCAATTTGCGTTGTACATTCGCTGCGTTTTAATCCCATAGCGTATAATAAATTGTTGGCGAATCTGTTCCAATCTATATCAGGATAAGCGCAATAATGGGCGTTGAAATTGCCCACTGCTCCGCCGAATTTGGAATATATTTTTATTTCATTTAATCTCTCCAATTGTTCTTTTAATCTGTAGTGAAATACATTTATTTCTTTACCCAAGGACGTTGGCACCGCGCTTTGTCCGTGAGTGCGCGACATACAAATAATCGGTTTCCAATCATTTATCTTGTCGGCTAATTTTGTTAGTAATGTCATAATATTTTTTTTGAAAATGTCATTTAAATAATCTTTTATGGAGAGACTGATGGCAGTATTGTTGATATCTTGCGAAGTTAATCCAAAGTGGATAAAATTGGCATGAGGGATTTTTAATTTTGTAAATTTCTCCCGCATAAAATATTCTACCGCCTTAACATCATGCTTAATATCATTTTCTATTTCTTTTATTCTTATACAATCTTCAATAGTAAATAGGCTACCTATGTTAGTTATTTTATAAATGTCTTCTTTTTTATTCATATTAATTTTTAATTTATCTAGTAAGGCTACTAGGTAATAAATTTCTATTTCCAATCTATATTTAAATAAACCAAACTCGGAGAAATAACGCGATAAGATTTTTGTTGTGTTGCTATAACGACCATCAATTGGAGAGATATTTAATAATTTGTTTTGATTGTTATTCATTTTGTATATTATATTTTGTATATTATATTTTGTATTTATTAATTATTTTTATTAATTATTTTTACACATAATATAATATTTTTTTTAATTTATGTTTTTCGTCTCTTAATACGAGAGTTTCCTACTCCTCCACTTCCAGTGCTGCTTGAATTTGTTCCTTTTTTGTAAAATACAAGAGCATTATTGGCAAATAAAGAACGATGGACTTTCGCGGCTGCTGCGCCAATTGGTGGTGAATTATTCAAAACCATTTGTTATACTATATAAATATATATAAATATTGAATTATATCAACGGTTCCTTTTTACAAGTTTGAAAATAATATAAACACACAACGTCATAATTAAATAGATAATGATGGCGCCTTTTTATGATTATAAAGAAGAAAGTCTTTATGACGAAGAATCAGATTCTTCGACTGAACCTAGTTGCGTTGAAAATATGATTGAAAAACCTACTAAATTTGGTCTTCTTCCGAGCTTGTTCCAAACGATATCCTATGTTTTCCAAACGATACCATATGTTTGTTGTAAAACGATACCCTATGTTTGCCTATTTTCACTCTGGTGGTCACTGATGTCTATTGTCGCGGTATCATTTACCGTAAATCAAATAGTAAATTGTTGTCATTTAGGTATTCTGCGCATATGCGCTGAAATTATGGAAATAATGAATACCAGCGATTTAAATGATATCATGCAAAATCGTATTCGCACTATTACCACAGGAAAAAATGATACGCCATATTTGACACGTTTCTATCTTTTTATTAAACACCAACAACGCGGCAAAATTCCGTTTAATATCTTTTTCCATAAATTCCTCTCAACCGACGATAAAAACGAAATGCACGACCATCCCTGGAATTATTTTCATATCATTCTTTCGGGGGGATATTGGGAACATCAATTTGAAAATGATGAGGAAAACTGTACGAAAACATTGCGCGTATGGCGTGGGACAGGATATTGGTGTTGGGAAAATAGCCGACATCGTCACCGTATTGAATTGGAACCAGGAAAACCAAAACCGTGGACGTTAGTAATTCCTTTTAAACGCGAATTTCACTGGGGATTTTGGAGAAAAAAAGACGGGTGTGAATGGTATGAAAAAATATATCATGAAAAGTTTCTTGCAAATAAAGAAGAATAGAAACAAACACCAAATAACTAAGACCTTATTCTCCGACAATAATTTTTTTTATTGCGGGCTGTAATAAATATCCTATTCCAGGATACATCATTCTATGTAGATAGTAATTTTCATCGTTACAAAATAGTTCTTCTACGTCTTTAATCATATTATTATGAAGACATAAAGATGTAGAAGAACAACGCAGGTTATTAATAAACACACTTTTAAAATTTTTTAAAAGTTTAGATAAGATAATATAAATAACTATATTTATTTTGCCAACTTGTATGAGTGAATAATATGAAACAAACCGCCGTTCCGTTTGCGATAGTTCATCTTTAATAACGTGTTGTTCGCGTAAATGATAGCACAATTCATGGAATAAATAGAAAGGAAACATATAACAAATACCAATATTGTCACCCGCCTGAAGGTCAGGTCCCAAATAATTATATTGTTCTGTTTTTTCATAATCAATTTCTATATCGGGAATACAAGAATTTAAGTAATTAATAAAGCTATTAATAACAAGCATATCAATAGACTCGCCAAAATCGCAATCAAGTGTTCTTAACCGAGTATGATATTTTTTAAAGTATGTATATTTCATAATTTTATTACCGTGTGAATTAAAATAAATAGCCTTATATCTTTCTTTTTTAACAGGGAGTAAAGTAAGTGACACTGCGTGGCTTTCGGACATATTATTATAATTGGTAATATCATCGCGTTCCATATCGTAGTCGCATAGCGTCATATAGATAAATATAGGTGAATTAGTTGTGAAAAGTTTGTTTAGTAAATAAACAAGATTATGTCCTCCAATGCGCATATTTTCATTGTAGATACCAGCAAATAAATTTCTAAACGAATTATCAAAGTTTTTTTCTGACATGTAATTTGCCATAATTGTGTCTAAATTAATATGCACCTTTAAAACTTCGATATCATTGCCACTATCATGTTTCATTAAATTTGATGCAATATGAATATAATCTCGTAAATTAATGTCACTGAAATGATATTTATCATCCAAATTAACCAAATGGCTCAATGGAACCGCAGGATAATCCGTATTAAATATGTCAAATTTAGTAAGTTTTGGATATGGTGCCATCTTGAAATGATAGTTTTGTTTTATACTCTTATTTAGATTAATTATATAAATTCAATTTTTTATAAATTTAATTTTTATATAATTACATAAATTATGCGACTTGGCCGATTGAACCTGTATTAGTAGTAAAGCACATAGTATGTTGACCATTGCGATGATAATCTGTTTTACGACAATTATTCTCTTTAGATTTAATAAAGTATGGCGCGTTTACATTTCCGCGATATTTACCAGCATTGGCAGCCTGGTCACCATACGCAGTTCTAAATGAGCTACCATTTTTATTTACAGTGTTCAGCTTTAATCTTAAAAGACGGTCTGACGAAGAAACTGCGCCTTGGGTCGCGAACTGATTATTGCTAGGTTTGTAAATTGTTTTTACTTTGATATTATTACCGTTAACATCTTTACATCCCTTAGAACAATCAAGGGTGTCGCGAACCTGTGACCCAGTAGAAGAATTCGAGGGCCACGCAACAGACCCGTCGGCGTTAAAATAGGTAACACCATCAGCACGAGCGCCCGATAAACGCTGGTCATACGTTAAACACCTGCTTTCCAAGTATGCTTTTCTGTCACTGTAATATTTTTTACTTACAACTGTGCTGGCGGATTTAATAATATTATTTTCCGGGTTACAAGCAATACAAATCACATTTGAACTTGTATCATTAAAAACTTTAACGCCGGTTTGAAACACATTATTTTTGTCAGCGGTGATAATACTTTTTAATGCTCCTGCGTTAGACGTACCTAGCGGACCACACGATGCGCAATCACTAGAATCTGTGCCTAAATAAACCGCACCACCTGGCGTATCCATTGGCATACCTATGCCCGAACGATTGCGACCACTACCATCTACAGGGTTCAATTGTTTTCTCCAATGTTTAATAGGACGAGCCTTAAAATCCGGACCAGTTTGAGCAGTTTCATTTTTTTCTAATGGTTTAGAAAATGTGGGGACCGCACTATTAGTAGCAGTTCCTTTCCATGATACATATGGTTGAATTTGTCTACCGCCTCTTAAACTAAAATACATATATAGTTATTATAGAAAATAAAACATTGTTATATTCATAATAATGGATCCTATACAAAAGATGTAAACACGATTTAATATCACCATAACTAAAATAATTTATAACATATTATTGTAATGACAACAATAGTGCTATTAGGTATTGTCTTTACAATTGTGGTCTGTTTAAGAATAATGGTTGAATGTTGTTAATATATTTTGTTATATTATAATAAACAAATGATGTTACATGTAGCAATTTTATTTATATTTTCGTCATTAATTATATTACATTTATACAAATCATTATCAAAGCCAACATTAATAGAAGGCGCTACATTTGATGCCGGCGCCAATAGCAAATATACTGACCCTGGATTAGATAAGGATCCTTTATATTTGGCACAGTTAAACGCATCCAATATTACATTTTTAAAAGGACGTATTGATGATATTACAAAGCTTCGCGAGGAAGTAAATGATTTAAGTGGAACGGTTCACGCCAATGCGGTTGGGATTACACAAGTAAATAAGCATTTAGGTAATTTAAGTGCTGGTTTAGTTGGACGCAAACCTGATTCCAAGGAGCCAATACCACAAGCTACTGGTCTCAATTAGTCACAACTCAATATTAACATATTTTCAATATTAACATATATTAAATATTAATATATATTAGACAATACACATATGAACTTTTTTGAGAAGGCATTAAATGATGTAGATAGTTTAGAAAATGATTTATTAGGACCCGACTACGCATATTATAAACAAATCAATTCGCCTTCAGAAATGGGGATGAGTTCTGATGGCAGTATTTCAACTTTAACAAATGATATTGGTGGTTTGATTAATTATGTAAAATTATTAGCAGAAGGTGGTGGCGGGGCATCCAAAGTAGATAGACCTTTAGGTGATAAATTTTTTTTACAAACGGGGGCAAAGTGTAAAGATAAAAAAACAAAAGAAAGCGTGACCCGTTCTATTTATGTAAATAATGTTCCAGATGGTTCTATTCCTTTCATAAGTTCTGGATTAGGTGGAGTAAATTTCACCGAGATGGAGGGTTTAGTTCCTGGAACATTAAGTAATATGGCGCATATTAATCCTATGCGATTATTTCAGGCATTTATGACGGGTTCGAATCCTGAATGTCAGGCTTTAGAAATGGAAACGATTGATGAAAACAACATAGTAGGAACGGAAACTGCTTATGTGACTACAACGGATATAAGTAGCATGTCGCCGTGTTGGTTTTCTAATAAAACAAATCAAGTAACCGGGAAGAGATGTATTGAAGCATTTGAAGGAATGTCTAAACCTGATGTTTCTAAAATGCCTGATTGTTCATTGGTTAAAGTATATTATAGTGCGCTTGGATTATTGGGATTATACATTTTAATGAAATTGTTTGAGAGAAAAAGCAAATAAATCGATTAATTATCTAAAAGTATATAATTAATATTAAATACAGAAATCAATTAATATTAAATACAGAAATCAATTAATATTAATTACAGAAATCAATTAATATTAATATTACTAATAAAGTATAAAGAATTTACTTACGTTTATGGTAAGGAAGACGCTTTACGCCTTTGGAAGATTTGGTCTGATAATGACTTTTACGGTTGAAAACCTTGCTGGTCTTTTTGGTAGTAAAGTCAAGACGTCCTTTACGGGTCAATGATTTGTGTCCTTTTTTAGGATGATGACGGATGGTTTTTTTAACCTTGCGCGTAACGCGTTTATGTACAGCTTTTGAATTAACCATTAATAATATAAACAAAGAAAAATTATAATTTAACGCGTTTATAAAGTTCTAAAGCTACTAAACCTCCGGTAATCTGAACCAAAATCATAGGAATGGCATCAACTAATTTTATAGATTTAGACATGACGCGCATAATGGTAACTACCGGGTTAACATCACCTCCTCCCATCATAATAGAAACTGCCAAAGCGGCTCCTACAGCAATTGCATTATTTTTTGTAACAAGAACAACATATGCAAATAACGTAGTGGCAACAAGTTCAATCAAGTAAGCGTTCATTATAATATTAATGAAGATAAAAAAATAATAAATTTCTATATTACACTACATTGGAACCTCCGCCACTCTTAAATGTGTTCGCGATAGCCCCTTTTTTTGCTGGTGCCACACATCCGCCGCCACGACATCTTGCCAAAGAACTATTTCTATACTGAGTATCTTGGCTTCTAAAAGACATGGTTGCGTCCTCCGGTAAGCCTTGTTTCATTGAACTTTTGCCAATTGCTTTACTTTTAAGAAGTTGAATTCGCTGTGAAGAAGAAATGGGTGTTTGCAGGTATTTTTTGTTTTTAATATTAGGTTGGTTACGTGTATTAACGATAGCATGTGTAAATATTGAACGATTTTGAGAGAGTGTATTACCCTGCGTCATTGTATTTGGTTTAAATGGCATACCCCTTACTGCTGTTGTAGAACCATTATTTTTTATACTATTTGTAAAAAACATTACTATATATAAGTTAAATATAATAATTATAAAATTAATTATTATATGTATTAAAGTATGCAGGTAAACCGATTTATTTAGATGCGAACACGTCTAAAAGCAACCTGAGCGCCATTATTAGAACCACCGAAGCTTTCATCGTTGTAGTTTCTGTTTTTAGCCTGGAGTTTCTTAAACTTGATATAGTCGGAACTATCATAAACATAACGGGGATTTCCGGTAAATGCCGCAGCACCATCATTGCGTGGACCACCGCTTGGAACTAATTGTGCTCTGCGCAGACGTCCGCTAAGCTGATTAGAACCACCCATAGTAGGTAAAGGGTCCTCATTTACAGTTCCTCTCGTATCACCCGCGTTAAAAGCACCGCGGAAAGGAGTAATAGCACCGCGATCTCCACCACCATTCGCCGCACCGGCACGTCCTGGAATAGTAACTAAACCAAATGCTTGACGCAAAACATTTCGGTCAATTCCTCTGGGACCACCTCCTTGCATACCAGACCCACCCGAACTTCCGCCACCGCCGCCCAAAAGTCCTCCTTTTGGCTGTCCACCTGGAATACCACCACCTAATTTACTTGGGAAAAAATCAATAGAAAATCCTGACATTATATACTTTATAAATAAAAAAATTATTTACTAAATGATGTTTAATTATTATAAAAAATTATCTTCTTTTGGATTTACCATGTTTTTTGGTTGAACGTTTTTTCATCTTTTTATTTGTGCGTTTCTTTTTATCTGTGTGTTTCTTTTTATTTGTGCTTTTCTTTTTGTTTGTGCGTTTCTTTTTGTTTGTGTGTTTCTTTTTATTTGTGCGCTTCTTTTTGTTTGTGCGTTTCTTTTTGCCACCCCCCCCGGAAAAGCTGTCTCTATCAGATTCATCAACAGAATCATACATCGAATAGTCAACATCACCACTCTCGTCATCACCACTCTCGTCATCACCACTCTCGTCATCACTACTCTCGCCATCACTGAATAGTGGGTTATTCTCCTTATGCTTCTTCCACCGTAGCTCATCTTCCTTGGCTGCCTTTTCTTGGGCAATGCGCTCAGCTTCCTGGGCTGCCTTTTCTTGGGCAATGCGCTCAGCTTCCTGGGCTGCCTCTTCTTGGGCAATGCGCTCAGCCTCTTCCTTGATTATTATTTGTTCGTTAAATTTTTGTATCTTTTTCTCTGCCTCCTTCACCCATTTTTTATACTCTTTTATTGTGTCTTTCGTTTTATTCAATCGCCCAGCACTTATGTCTCGGAGCTTTTCAAGTGGATTATCGTTGATATGGCTTTCTAATCTTTCATAGTATTCTTCCCACTCCGGTATTACCTCCTTCTTATACCATACTATTCCCGTGCTCAATGATTCAATATCATCATTAAAATCCTGGACAGAAACAGGTGGCCCACCCTTCCGCGTCCGCCCTGGAGGTGGGTAGTTGGAAGGGGCGTTTAACGAATCCTGGGAATGTGGCATCCTCTTAAACGCCGAGGGTGCGAATTGATGCGGCGCAGGATTAGAAACAGGTGACTTTTGTGGCACACGATTATTATTCCCACTAAACCAACTTGGCAAACCTGGCAAACCTGGCAAACCTGGCAAACCTGACAACCATCCACTCATATTTATATATAATTCATATAAAATAAAAATATGGTTATATAAAAAAATCAACTAAATAATTATACTAAATATTTGTTTGCTATATTGCTATTTTGCTATATTGCTATTTCGCTATATTGCTATTTCGCTATATTGCTATTTCGCTATATTGCTATTTCGCTATATTGCTATTTCGCTATATTGCTATTTGCTATTTTTTGTTTATGTTAAAATACGTGGAGCAATATTCATTGTGATGAGTTCTTGAAATAGCAATTTACACGCATAGGGAAGTTCTACATAATCAAAATCTGTCCTATTATCACATGTTTTACAATGATGTATATGCATTTTATCATTATATGCGGCCATAAGACCACATCGCTTACAAATATTAACTTGAAACGAATCGGATGCGTCATATAACCGACCTTTATTGAACCGCGATGCTCCGTGAGAACACATACAATCACGCTCCATTTCTCCATAACGAAGCCCACCATCACGAGAACGTCCTTCTGCTGGCTGACGCGTAAGGTTAACCATTGGTCCAATACTACGCGAATGCATTTTGTCGGACACCATATGTTTCAATCTTTGGTAAAACACTGGTCCTATAAAAACCGAAGTTTCTATTTGTTCACCCGTCAACCCATTATGCATCAATTCGTTTCCTTTTGACTCGTAACCAACCTTTTGCAATTCTTTGCAAATATCTTTAATTTCAAATTTACCAAAACTGGTTCCATCACCAAACAACCCAAGTTCAATCAAAACTTTTCCTAAGAGCGTTTCTTTTAGTTGGGCGATAGTCATACGAGAAGGAATAGCATGAGGATTTATAATAATATCAGGTTTAACACCTGTCGCAGTAAAAGGCATATCTTCTTCTGGAATAATATTGCCAATTGTTCCTTTTTGTCCGTGCCTTGATGAGAATTTATCACCAATAACAGGTTTTCGCACTGTGCGAATCCTGACTTTACAGAAATTGTAACCATCTCCATTACGATTAATGTAATTTTTATCAATATAGGATTCCTCTCGTGTCCTATAAATCCTACTTTGGTCTTCATACTTTGTAACTTTCGTGTGGTCATTTCTCGCATCTTTAATAGGCAAAACCTTAGAAATAATGATATCGCGATTCTCTACGAGCGTATTTTCTGGAATAACACCCATATCATTAACCTTATCATAATTGCCGAATTTCATTCCTTTTGTTTTAGATGGATCTGGGCGACAACGAATTTCCTCATCGCCATGAATTTTTTTATCTTCGTCTTTTTCCGTATGATATATAGTCGCCTGAAATAATCCACGATCAATTGAACCTTTATTAAATAGAATACTATCCTCCTGATTATAACCGCTATGTGTCATAATCGCAACAACAACTTGACAGCCCGAAGGAATTTCATTTAATTTAATAAGATTCATAATACGAGTATCCACCAAGGGGCGCATAAGATAACTTAAAACATATGCTGTTTTATCCATGCGATTATCAAAGTTTGTCACATACATTCCCATCGCCTGTTTTCCCATAGCACACTGATATGTGTTTCTGGGAGATTGATTATGTTCAGGAAATGGAATACAAGAAGCCAAAATACCAAATATAGTGCTTGGGTGGATTTCGCAGTGCGAATATTTATAAATAGAACTGCTCTGTTTATTAAGAATATCCGGTTCCATCGCAATCATGCTTTGATTTTGTTCAGCAGGATCAATATATTCAATTATTGAGTTTTCCATTCTGCTATCCGTTAGCAAATCTTCCCACGATAAATTATTCGACGCCAAGTCTGTTACATGATTTTTATTTAAAATAAGCTTGTTATTTAAAACGCGCAATACGGGTCGCGTCAATCTACCAGCATCGCTACAAACGCGAATCTCTTTTTTCTTAATATCAAATATAATAGAAGTATATATATTGATAATACCTTTGTATTTTTTTGTTTTCAATGAATTATATAATTCAACAGGGTTTGTGGTATTTCCAAGCCAACATCCATTTATAAATACTTTAACATAATTATACATATCTTGTGGAGTTAGTTCCTCAAACACAGTAACGTGTGGCTCAATAAAATCATATAAAGCCGAGCTATTGCAAGGAATAGTGACATGAGTCATGTAACTAAGATTTTTAACGATTCCAACAGAAGCACCTTCTGGAGTTTCCGCAGGACACAAAAATCCCCAAGTTGTGTCGTGAAGTTTACGCGGTGGAATAAGTTTACCGCTTTTATCTATAGGAGTATTAATTCTGCGCAAATGGCTCAGGCTGGAAATATAAGTCAACCTATTAAGAACTTGAGCAACGCCAACTTTATTACTATTATTATTATGTTTAATTCCAAAGTCACCCGTCGCCAAAGCACGTTTCAACCCGTTTTCTATAGTAGTAGATTTTATACTTTTATAAATATTGGTCATATTAAGAATGTTTCCATAATCTTCGGTAGAACGCCAAGAACCAGTATTGATTTCACGAACAACCTGTTTCTGCATATCTTTCACTAACTTATTAAAGTAATTTCTAAACAAATTATTCAACGAGGTTCCTGTTAGGTCAATTCTTTTATTTATATACGAGTCGCGGTCATCTTGCAGTTGCCAACCAAAACTGCAACGCAAAAGCTCATTTGCCATATAACCTAGAAAGTATTTTTTTTGTTCAGTGGTTTTACAATGTGGAAATAAGTCTGTATTCAGCACATCAATCGCAAATTCCCTTTTTTTGTGTGCGCCTGTTTCCTTATCCATATTGAGAGGCGTATACATGACCTGACTAGTAATATATACAATAGCATCTTCTTGTGTCAAGCATTTATTTGCTTCCACAATAGAACCTCGCAATGCCATAGTCATTTTCTTTATTTTTTCTTCGTTAATATCCAATACAATACGTTGACAAATATCTTTATCTGTAATTACACCCAAGGCGCGAAACACAATAAATAATGGTATAGGTATTTTTACACGCGGAATTTGAAGGGACAATCCATTGCCAAATCCGTTATTTTTTGTAGAAATATAAAGGCTAATCTGTTTTGGCGAAATACATTTAAAATCAGGAACCGATTTAATTTCGGCCATCCAATTCCACTTTGTATTATTTTTAGAAATATTAAAACACTGCACGAGATTTTCCGCTGCTCTTTCTTGTCCTAGACACGTTTTTTCCGAGCCATTTATAATAAAATATCCACCAGCATCCATTTCGCATTCACCGCTTATGCTATTTTGAATGTGTTTATATTGCTCAAGAACACAGATACACGATTTCAGCATAATAGGTAATTTCCCGATGTGAATATTGGAAAGCTTACGATAAAATGTTTGCTCCGAATCGAGTTTTACGCCATTTCTTACAATATACTTAATGTTAATATCTACAGTCATATTTGACGCATATGTGAAATTTCTAAGACGGGCTTCTTGTGGAAACATAAGTTTTGTTGCGCCGTTATTTTCGTGAATTTGTGGACGGTGAATGCTGAAATTCTCAAATGTAATATACATCTCCAATTTATGTTTATTGACTGTTTTATCATAATCCTGTTCCGAACATATATGAACAGGATTAAACATACAAATTGTTCTCTGAATCTGGAATGAAACGAAATCATTATACGACTCTAGCTGATGCCGCACTAATTGTTTTAAATGTTTTCCATGAAAGTAAGAATTTATTACATTCCACGGTTCCTCAACATAATTTTCAGTGTCAATATCAACGCCGCTATCAGCGCCGATAATTGTCTCGTTTTGTTTAAGGTTAGACATGGTGAATGATATAATTATTTTTGCTATTTTATATTTCAATTTATCTTTAAATCTTTTATATAAATACCAAAAAATACAAAAATACAAAAATACAAAAATACAAAAATACAAAAATACAAAATGATTTACCATCTAATAATTCATTTTGTAAACTCACATCATAAAATACATCCAAGTGCATATAGCAATTTTTATTGTAAATGGCAGCATATTACTATATATATATATTTTAAATTTTCAATAATCAATAATCAATAATCAATAATCGATAATCGATAATAAATAATTTTTAGATAAAGATATTAAAATACTAAATTATATGTATTCTCTCAACAACTTTTTCCGGGGATTTAGAGAGAAAATAAAAGTAATAAGCCACAAACATTTTCATAGCATTCCCCGTGATCATTTTATTAACAGGCATGTTCAAAATGATGACAAATTAATTTATGAAATGTTGAAAATAATAAATACGGGAGACCAAGTAACACCGGTAGATTTTATAAAAAAAATTGTACCGGAAAATCAACATAAATTTATCAATATTAACAGTAATATTAATTCCTCGCAAAAATATCCCACCATGTTTAAAAAATACAGTGAACGCGCAGCATTAACAAGTGTGTTTGAAATTATGAGCCAAAATAAACATAATTTAGTGTCTTGTATAGGTCAAGGTTACTATCCTACGTGGATGCCCCTAGTTATAAAAAAAAATATATTGAATAATCCCAATTGGATAACAGCTTATACACCATATCAAAGTGAAATTAGCCAAGGCAGATTGGAAATATTGCATAACTATCAACGAATGGTTTCTGGAATTACAGATATGAAATTATCGAATGCCGGTTTATTGGATGAGGCGAACGCTGGCTCTGAAGTAGTCAATTTTTTTTATAATAATCGTAACGGGGAAATTAAAAAAAGAAATAAAATATTATTATCTTCGAATCTATTTCCCGCGACATTAGAAGCAATTAAAACTCGTTGCTATTATTTAAATATTCCTTATGACGTTATAGATGAATTCGATAAACAACTATATACATCTAATTTCTGGAATAATTATTTTGGAGCAATATTTCAATATCCAAATAAATATGGGGTTATAAATCCCGAATTATTTAATGTAATTGAGAGTGCAAAAAAACAACAAGTGCAAATTGCGTGTGGAACGGATTTAATGGCGAATCTTATTTTCAAAACACCTGGAGAGATCGGGGCGGATGTTGCTTTTGGAAATACACAGCGATTTGGTCTACCACTTGGATTTGGTGGCCCGCATACTGGTTTTTTTGCGACAAAATATAATTATCTTAGGAGTCTGCCAGGAAAATTAATAAGTAAGTATTATGATGAAGAAACGCAAAATGATGTTTACAGAATGGCTTTACAAACAAGAGAACAGCACATTAAAAAAGATAAAGCCACAAGCAACATATGCACATCTCAAGTATTACTCAGCAATATAAATGCGTTTTATGCAGTCTATCATGGAAAAGATAAATTAATTGATATAGCAAAGGTAATACATGAAAAAACTCTTAAATTGGCAACGATTTGCGATGATAATCACATTAGAATAAATTATGGCGTCAATAACCGTGGCGCGGTTTTTGATACTTTATGCTTGGATAATAAAGATAAATTATATGAAAACTTGATGGCAAACAATTATCTCTCTAAAAAATTCCAAAATAAAATCTGTATTAGTATGTCTGAAACTATAAAAGACACTCAAGTTGACGAAATAGCAGACATTATATTAGAAACAAGCCGTCGCACAAAAACATCCCAAGTGGTCGATAAAACAAACAATTTATTTAATAGTTATAATTCTCTCTACGGTGACAAAACAAATCTCTTTAAAAATGATCCAATCTTCTTGAATCCAAAAACTGAAACAGATATGGTTCGTTATATTAAAATGCTTGAAAGCAAGGATTATTCTTTAACCGATGGCATGATTCCTCTAGGTTCTTGCACAATGAAGTTAAATGCCACTTATCAACTAGAAGCGATTAACTGGAATCAAACGGGGGATATACACCCTTATGTTCCAAAAGATTTTTCACTGGGTTATCAGCTTTTAATTAATAATCTCTCTGAAAAATTACTTGATATTACCGGAATGGACGAAATTTCCTATCAATCTTGTTCTGGAGCAATGGGGGAATATTCGGGACTTATAACAATTTCAAATTATTTATCAAAACGAAATAAAACAAAATATAATGCTGGCAATCCACTTATTTGTTTTATACCCGAGTCGTCTCACGGAACAAATTTCGCTTCTGCCAAATTAGCCGGTTATAAAATCATAAAACTGGCGGTAAATAAAGACGGTTCTCTTTCTATAGATGACTTGAAAAAAAAGATAAAAGACCAGCAAGGGAATATTGGGTGTTTAATGATGACTTATCCTTCGACATATGGAATATTTGATGATAATATATTAGAGGTAATTGATATAATTCATATAGCTGGTGGGCAAATTTACCTTGATGGCGCAAATATGAATGCAATGTGCGGATTAATAAAAATAGGCGATTTGGGAGCAGATGTATGTCATTTAAACTTACATAAGACATTTTGCATTCCACACGGAGGAGGTGGGCCTGGAATGGGTCCTATTGTAGTTAAACAGCATTTGGTGAAATACTTGCCTGAACTACATCATGAAAGCAACAATTATAGTAATGTAATAGGAAGCTCACAATATACAAGTGCCTCTATTTTAACTATTCCTTATTTATATTTATTAGCGATTGATAGCAAAGACTTGGCTAATGTAACAATAAAGGCTATGATAAATGCTAATTATTTAAAGGTGCGACTAGAAGAACATTTTGATATTTTATATACAAATAAAAATAAATTGGTAGCACATGAGTTTATTATTGATATTGGAAAATATAAAAAATATGGAATCACCGAGAAAGATATAGCCAAGCGATTAATTGATTATAGTTTCCACCCACCTACTATGAGTTGGCCCGTTTCCAGTAGTTTGATGATTGAACCCACTGAATCAGAATCCATAGAAGAGTTAGACAAGTTTGTCGATGCGATGATTTCAATAAAAAATGAAATTGACGAAATTATTGATGGCAAATATAGTGAAACGGATAATCCTTTAGTAAACGCACCGCATTCAATGAATGATGTAATCGATTGGAAATATTCTTATAGTATTGAAAAGGGGCTATATCCATTACCTTATCTTAAAAAGTATAAAAAAATGCCGTCAATTAGTCGTGTAAATGATTTACTTGGGGATAGTGAACTATTACACAAACTTCAAAAAAAGAAAGCAGATTAAATTAATATAAACGAATTATCTATTAATTTAATATATATGGGTGGGAACAAAGACATTAAGTCAATTGTACCTGTTATGGATAAATTTTTAATTAATTCTAGTGTTTCTCAACCCAGTAATTTTGTATTAAATAAAAAAAATATAAATAAATTCACAATACAATTGGATATGGAATATAATCGAATTACTGGAAATAATATAAATTATGCGGGATGGAAATGTGATGTTCCTATTAAAAAATTTCATAATTCGCATAGTTCGCACAGTTCGCATAGTTCGCATAGAAAGCCTTCTATATTTTTTAAAAAATCTACAAACAAAATAACATTTTTGACCCGTTCATACTCTGCTTCCTCCATACCCGAATTACTAAAAAAAAAAAACGAATCATCTATAGAACATATTAAACTTTGTATTCCATCAAATAGCACGGGCACGAGCACAGGCACAAGCACAAGCACGAGCACAAGCACACCAGAGTTAAGATTAATTAAAAAAGAAAAAATTATTATTGATATGGAAATCAACGGATTAAAAGATTTAATAAAATTAATAAACGAAAATCCTTTAATTGAAAATGCTGAATATAATATTGATATGGAAACTCTACATAAAATAAAAAAACCGTTGAATGAATTGAATAATATGATTGGAATGAAGTTATTAAAAGATAATATTATAGATCAAGTTATTTACTATATTCAAGAGTTTCATAAATTAGGAAAATGCAAGGGTGATTTTATGCATACAGTTATTTATGGTCCACCAGGAACAGGTAAGACCGAAGTAGCAAAGATAATAGGACGCATATTCAGCAAATTGGGTATATTAAACAAAGGAACCTTTCGAAAGGTTACACGAGCTGATTTGATCGCAGGATATTTAGGCCAGACTGCTATTAAAACAAAGGAGGTAATAAATGAATGTTTGGGAGGAGTTCTTTTTATAGATGAAGCATATGCGTTAGGTAATAGTGAAAAAAAAGATTCCTTCTCGAAAGAATGCATAGATACTTTATGTGAAGCTTTAAGTGACCATAAAGATAATATTATGGTTATCATCGCGGGATACGAAAAAGAATTGAAAACATGTTTTTTTAACTATAATGATGGATTAGAATCACGATTTACATGGCGGTTTAAAACTGATGAATATACGGGAGAAGAATTAAAAGAAATATTTTTAAAGAAAATAAAAGAGGCTGGTTGGAAACTCGCAGAAAACACGGATATAAAAGATGAGTGGTTCAAAAAAAATAAAGATTATTTTAAATATTATGGGAGAGATATGGAAACGTTATTTGCCAAAACTAAAATATGCCATAGTAGAAGAGTTTTTTTAAAATCAAAAGAACATAAAACAAAAATAACAATGGAAGACATTGAAAACGGGTTTAAATTATATCTTGAAAATGAAGAGGTTAAAGCAAGAAAGGATAACACTTGGTCTTCGCTTAGGCATATGTATAATTAAATCAATAAAGGATTTAAATCAATAGAGGATTTAAATCAATAAAGAATTAAATTAATACCGAATTATATGATATTTATAATGTATTTTTTTTATATTACATTATAAATATGTCTGATGCCAAGAAAACTATATCAATAAATCCGGCATTTTTATCAACCGGTCGGTTTAAATCAACAACAGCACGTTCAACCAGGAAAAATAACCAAACAAAAATAAAACAAAAAGCAGCAACATTAGTTAGACCAAATAAACTGAGGAAACAATTATTAGAAAAAATGAAAAATCGTTTAGAAGATACAAAAGAAAATAAACAAGAAGAAAAAGATTCCCAGGAATTTGAAGATGAATTTAATAAATCTTTAGGGTTTTTACAAGATTTAGTCATTAAAAATAGAACCCCTTCTGTAAGAAAAAACAGAACTTTGAAAAAACCTAATCCAGTTATATCGGTTGATACCGAATTACCAGATGATTTTGAACAGTCGGTTCATAATAGAAATCTTGGTCAGCCTATACCGCATGGTCAGCCTATACCGCATGGTCAGCATATACCGCATATACCGCAAGGTCAGCCCATTCAGCCTATACCGCAAGGTCAGTATATACCGCAACCAAAGATTTATGAACCTTACAGATTAACTCTACCACCCACACCCCCATATAGCACACTTAAAAATGGGTCTAATCCAACTTACAGAGAATGGAGGTATAAAACACAGAAAGTGGATAATTATGTAAATTCTTCAAGGTCTATGTTACAAAATACAAAAAAACCATTAATTAATATAGAGGATAAACCTTTTGTTCAAGAAACATCTAGAAGCACAATGCTTGCGAACCTAAAGGCGGATTATAAAATGAATAATCCTTCAAAGAAAAATATGGCTCGTTTTAAAAGAACATCAACAACAGTTAAATATCATCTTGGAAAATCTAATAATAAAGTATCGGTTTTGATTAAAAATAAACAAACCAGGAAAAAGGTTCAACATGAACAAGCGCTACTTCGTCAAACAAGCATTGTTGAAATAAAAAACTATTTACGCAATAAAAATTTATTAAAAACAGGAAGCAACTCTCCAAATGATGTTTTGCGAGAAATGTATGAACAAAGTATTTTAAGCGGCGATATTAATAACACTAGTAATAATACATTAATGCATAATTTTCTTACATCCTAAATTTGCAAAACACTAAATCACAAACGCAACTTTTATATATAATTTTTATATACAATTGTAATATATATGAAAATTAAAAACGGATTCAAGTTTAAAAAAAATGGATGGAATTATATTTCTATCAAAGGAAATCCAAGTGATCGCGGTTATGCACACGGTTTTCTGTTACGTAATGAAATTAAGGAATGTCTCAAAACACTAAAATGGACCACATATGATACACACGGAATTCAAATGGCCTTTTTTGTTGAAGTCAGCAATTTCCTCTTTAAAAAACCCCTTGAAGAAAATTTCCCAGAATTTTTTGAAGAAATCAAAGGCATTTCAAAAGGCGCACAGGTAGATTTAGACGAACTTATTTTATGGAATAATATATCATCATTGGATTACGCTTTGCCAAAGTTAAAAGTATATTTAAATGAAATGCCACATCTCAAAGAAAAATACAAACATTTACTAGAAACATTACCCGACAGTGGACTTATGGAAGGTGGTTCAAGGGATAAATGTTCCGCTTTCATTGCTGTAGGTGATTATACGCACGACGGCAAAATATGTTGCGCTCATAATTCATTTGATAATTTTATTGATGGACAATATTTCAATACAATCATTGATATTAAACCAACAAAAGGACATCGCATTTTATTTCAGGGAGCTCCTGGATACTTGTCTAGTCAAACTGATTTTTTTATTAACAGCAAAGGATTTATCGGCACCGAGACAACTATTGGTGGATTTACGAAATATGCAAATAAAGACCCCATTACTTGTCGTATCCGTAATTGTATGCAATATGCGAATACACTAGACGATTATGTCGAAATGCTTCAAAAAAACAATTCAGGAGATTACGCCAACTCGTGGTTAATTGGTGATACAACTAACAACGAGATCATGCGCATTGAATTAGGACTTAACTTTTCAAATATAGAGAGAAAAAAGAATGGTTATTTTATTGGATTTAACGCACCATACGATGCTAAAATTCGAAATCTTGAATGTGTTAATAGTGGATTTGATGACATCCGGAGACATCAAGGCGCGAGAAAGGTACGTCTAGAGCAATTAATGGAAGAGAACAAGGGAAAATTAAATGTAGATATTGCCAAAGAGCTAATAGCTGACCATTATGACGTATATCTCAATAAAACAAACATGTGCTCGAGAACCGTCTGCTCTCATTACGAATTAGATAATCGTGCGTTTATGAGTCAAGCTGACCGTCCATTGCCATATCAACCGCGAGGGGCAGTCGATGGATGCGTTGTTGATACGGAATCATGTAAAAATATGGGATTTTATGGACGATGGGGCACTTCTTGTGGAACACCTTTTGAAGTAAAACCATTTATAAACCAAAATATGCAATGGAAGCGCTTTGAACCTTATTTGCTTGACAGACCCAGCCAACCATGGACCTATTTTACATCACTGAATAAACAACCTCGTGGCGAATATAAACACAAAACTAGAAAAGCACATAGAAAAAAGACTAAAAACAACACAAAGAAAGATAATAAGAAAATATAATAATAAGAATTAAAGAAGTTGAACATCTGTCAATTATTTATAGTTATATTGATAGTTATATCTATATCTATAGTAGTAGTTATATTTATATTTAAATTATAAATAATTTAAGATTTTCTATTATTCTCAATTTATATAATATAAAATTGATATACTTTATTATATTAAAATAATAGAAAATAAATATGTCGGAATCCAACGCAAACACAAAAAAAAAAATTTTACAAAGTAAATATGCTATAAATGGAAAAGAACTAAATACACAATACAGCAAAATTTCACGATGGGAAATGAAAAATGCTCTGCGTGAATTAAATCAAAAACGTATTAAAAGTAATCCAGCAATAAAAAATCTTAAAGATGAATGTCGGGTAGGAAATAAACTGTGGAACTGTCCGCATTGTAAAAAGGAAGTTGGAAGACTAACTTCTGCTCACGTAGGAGAACCGGTGTGTAAAATAATTGATAAAATTTTGGACGAACATTACCCACAAAAAAACATACACGATTTATATAGTATCCTTCGGACTAAACATGATGATATTTCTATAGTTATTTGCTGCGATGAATGTAATAAATTGTTAGAGGAAGAATGTAATATAATTACAGATAATCATAAATGCGATATACAATCTAAGAATAAGATTTTGAAAGATCAAGTAAAAAAATCTAACAAAGGACAATCACAAAAACATGGATTTACGTTTGAAAATAGTATTAGAAAAAATGTATTTGATTTACCAAAAGAACCTAATAATACAGATAAATATGATATCCCCAAAGATAAAAATAAATATAATCAAAATGAAAACTGTTCTATAAAAACAACTGGTTCAACAACAATATGTTGCGGTGATATAATAAGATTTTATGAGTATGATTTTACAAACGTCAATACGATTTTTGTTGTAAAGTATAAACAAACTGAGACGCAAAAGATTGTAAAATGTATATATGAAATTGACTATAATTTAGAATGCCATAAACTACTATTTGGAAATTTACCAAAAGAAATTATTGAAAATTATGTCAAAGGTGTAAAATCAATACCGACAAATATTAAAGGTCCTGAAGCTAAAAAAATATTTAATTATCTGACTGAAAAAAAAATACTTAAACAAAAATACAATAACCTAATTCAAATAAATCCAAAAGTAGATAGTAGTCAGAGTAGGGTTCAATGTTCTATACCAAATTTTGAAACAACCCTTAAAGACTTTATAAAATATAAATCACCTCTTGAGACACCAAATCTTATAAGAGGAAAAGCGATTTTAGAATCTATTGAAAGTTGTAAAAGACCACGAAACACCAAAATCAAACAATAATTTTATTAAATTCGTTGATTAATTCTTGCGTAGATATAGATTTAGGGCCACAAGTATTATTTTTACAATTATAATCAATATTTATTAATTTATTTAATAATTCATCTGTTAATGTATTATCAAACTTAATAAAGTAGTGTGATTGTATAGATTTATTTGATGTTTCTTTATCAATATTACCAGCATTAGCTCCAACACGCCTAAAAGATATATCATGTTTTTCTTCTTTTTTAACAAACTTATATTTATTAGGTGTAAGTTTTTTAGTAATATTTCTAAGTGTGTCTTTTTTTATCCATATTTGAAATACACAAGGAACATCATATTCTTTTTTATCAATAACAAATGAATTTTTTGGTAAATCGTATTCATAAATAAGATGGAAATTAAGAGGAAAATGTTTTTTTAAACTTTCCTTCTTAAAACTTTTAGGTAATATAAATGAAATACTATCACAATATTCACACGATTTTTTTATAAATTTAATAGCTAGAGAAGATTGACGACCAAAAGGTGGATTACCTATAATATGAACCTTACTTTCTGGATTTATAATTAACGTATTATAATCATATTCTAAATAATCTTGTTTTATTATTTCATCATTTTCTGGTTCTAAATCATAAAATTTATAAGTTTTAAATAATGACATAATACCATTAATGAATGACCCATTCCCAGCACTTGGTTCAATACATAAATCATCTTCTTGTATATTAATTTTTTCCTTTATTAATTTAATACATTCGCTTACAATACGGGGAGATGTATAAAATTTATCAACAGTTTTCCTTTTTAAACCGGTTGTCTGCATAACTTCTGTATTAACATCAACATCTTCATTTTCAACAATCAATTTTTTATTATTTAATTCTTTTAATTTCTTTAATTTCTCTTCAACTGCTTTATCCACGAGCAACTTAATTTTATCAGCATTGTTTTCGCAAGGCGTTTTGCGTCTATTATGGGAGTCATAGTGTGATTTTTGAGAAAATTCTTTTCCACATCGTTCGCAACTATATTTAACCATTTTCGTTATTTATTGTTAATATATGTGTTTTTAAATAATTTAAGATTTTCTCTCAATTTATATAATATATGCGTGTTAAACTTTGTGACAAATATAAAATAGAACGTGAACTAAAGCATACTTTCAAAATTGGGATTTATATTTCGCCAAATATTTTACATATTATTATTTGGCGAAATATATTAATAATTAGACTTAAAGAGTAAATTATGCAATGTATTATATAAAAAATGGATAATCGCTACTTCAATTGCGTAGGGTGCCATAAAAATATGCCTGTAAATAAATTCGATTTTAAACCTAATACTACTGCCCCATATTCACGATGTAAAATATGTAGAGAAAAACATAATAAAAGTTATGTTAAAAGGCAACTACCCTTTGAAAAATCTTTCGCAAATTTTAAAGGCAAGACAACAAATAATGTATTGAAAGTTGATTGTTGGCATCAAGAGAAAAACGATGATATTAAGCCTAGAGATATTAGTCTTGCAACACATAAAAAATATTGGTTTAAATGTGCAGATGAAAATTGCGGACACGATTTTGATATTAGAATTAATAGCGTTACTAGTCGCAATCCACATTGGTGTCGATTTTGTGCTGGCAAGGCATTATGTGCTAATAAAGATTGTAATCCTTGTTTTGAAAAATCTTTAGCAAATTTTAAAGGCAAGACACCAAATGGTTTATTGAAAGTTGATTGTTGGCATCAAGAGAACAACGATGATATCAAACCAAGGAATATTAGTCTTGCATCAAATAAAAAATATTGGTTTAAATGTCCAGAATGCAAGCACGATTTTGACACATCAATTGATAACGTTACTGGAAGCATTTCAAGGTGGTGTCGATTTTGTGCTGGCCAGGCATTATGCGATGATAAAGATTGTATTCCTTGTTTTAAAAAATCTTTCGCCAGTTTTAAAGGACTAACTCCCAATAATGTATTGAAAGTTGATTGTTGGCATCCTACCATAAATGGTAATGTAAAGCCAAGAGATATTAGTCTTGCATCACATAAAAAATATTGGTTTAAATGTCCAGAATGCAAACACGATTTTAAAACGGCAATTGGGGAGGTTACTGGTGGCAATCCATCTTGGTGTCCTACATGCAAGAATAAGACCGAAAAGAAATTCTATGAATATTTATTGAGGTTAGCAACTATCCTATCTTTTAATATCAAAAGTATTAAAAAAAATTATCGTCCATCATGGGCGAATTTAAAACAAACACATAGAACTTTTTATGAATATGATTTTTATATTGTGCTCACGAATGGAGTTAAAATTATTTTTGAAATTGATGGTCCACAGCATTATAAACAAGTTTCAAATTGGCAATCATGTATTGAAACTCAAAAAAGAGATGAAATTAAAGAAGATTTGGCAAGCAAACAAGAAATTAATTTAGTTAGATTAAACCAAGAAGATATATTATATGACAAAAATAATTGGAATAAAACTGTAAATGATTTTATCCAAAAAAAATACGAATGCAATGATGAAATTGAAATTTATGATTGTGCTGATGGAGAGAGATATCAATGAATAATCCCTATTTTAAAACAAAAAAAATAAAAAAACCAACACAAACACGTAAATAGGTAAGGTTTTTTTATTATGTTTATAATATATTTAAACACATAAAGAATATTTAATATATAGAATATAAATTTGATATATTAAATATGACATTAACAGACGATTATTTTAATTATACAAAACAATGGAAAGAAGAATATGGAGAGAAAACAATTGTATTAATGCAAGTCGGCTCATTTTTTGAGGTTTATGCCATGGAGGACAAAGATGGCAAATTAATAGGTAGTCACATAGAAGACTTCGCAAGAATTAATGACATGGTAATCGCAACTAAATCAACCTGTGTGGGAAGTAAGCCAGTTAAAATGGCGGGGTTTGGGCTTGCGCAGATTGATAAATATATACGGAGACTTCAAGAACACGGATATACAATAGCAATTTATACCCAAGACATACAAGGAAAAAATACAACACGAAGTTTGTCGCAGATTATCTCTCCAGGAACATTTTTTTCACAAGAAAATACAGAATTATCTAATAATATTTCGTGTATTTGGATTCATTTCTCTCCAGCAAATAAAATAATAAATAGCCAACTTTCTATAGGAATATCTAATATTGATATTTATACAGGACAAACGTGTATAATACAATTTGAAAAGGAATTTTTCCATAATCCAGCTACATATGATGATATAGAAAGACAATTGGCCATTTTCAGGCCAAGCGAATGTATTATTGTTTCAAATCTCTCTGAAAATAAAGTTAATGACATCATTGATTTTTCAAGTATTGATTGTAATAAAATTCACAAGATTATTATGGGAGAAAGTAATAATGTATCTTCGTCTATGAATAAGTTCGCGAAAAACGCGGAAAAACAAACTTATCAACGAGCGATAATCAAGAAATTTTATCCAACTATTCCAGAAGAAACTATACTCGAGTATTTTCCAACCCATTTTCTTGCGCTGCAATCATTTACTTTTCTCTTGGATTTCGTTTATCAACATAACCCGACTCTTGTAAACAGATTGTCCCAACCTAAATTCGAAAATTACACAGAAAATCTTATTTTGGCAAACCATTCTCTGCGACAGCTTAATATGTTAGATGATACGCGTCATAAAGGTCGCCTCCGCTCTGTTGGTGCCCTTCTTAATAATTGTGTTACCAATATGGGAAAGAGGCGATTCAATTATAATTTAAATAATCCTATTACAAACATAGAAAAATTAAATGAATCTTATGAGCTCACAGAATATTTGTTAGAAACATTGCAATGGGGCGCGTATCGCAATGATATGACTGGATTGAAAGACATTGAAAAATTTATGAGGAAATTGGTTTTTAAGAAGGAGAGAATTAGTCCAAAAGATTTCGCTATTTTGGCATATGATTTAAAAGTTGTGATTAAAATGGATGAAAGCACAAGTGTAGATAGAGAGTTAAATAACTATATAAATAAGCATCTTAAGGTTGATATAAGTAAGCATTGTGATAAAATTATTGCTAATTTAAACCATAATTTCTCTCTAAAAAAATGTGAGAAAATACACGACATGTCTTCCGGACAACTTATAGATACAAATAATAGTGATTTATGCTTTATTAATAAAGGTGTTTCACTCGTCATTGATGAGCTTTTCAAGGATGCGATTGATGGCAATGAAAAATTAGAAGCAATACGTAAGTATTTAAATGATATTCTATGTAAGGTGGAGAAATCTACGTCTACAAAAGCGTCTAGTCAATTTATAAAAATACATGAAACGCCCAAGACGGATCCAGTATTAATGGGAACAAAGCGCCGTATTACATTGTTACAGAATGAATTGAAAAAACAAAATGAATCGAAAAAACAAAATGAATCGAAAAAACAGAATAAAACGGCAACAATTACATATGAATCAAAATATTCTAATACAAAAGAAACCTTTGAACTACAGCTAGATGATTTGGAATTTGGTTATTATGGAAGTAATAAAAAGGATATGATTATATTTAATAATGAAATTAGGAAATTAACAAATAATATTCAAAAGTCCAGAGAGAAATTAATTGGCGAGATTTCTCTCTTCTTCTCAAAATTTATTGATGATTTTCTCCAGTTTCAATCCTTTATTGATGATATTATAACATACATTACACTGATGGATATAGCGCAGTGTAAAGCTTATATAGCCAACAAATATAATTATTGTAAACCCAAAATAGATAAACAGGCCGAGAAATCATATATGGACTTTACTGAAATCCGCCATCCACTTATAGAGCATTTGCAAACAAGAGAATTGTATGTTACGAATGATTTAAATATAGGAGAATATCACGACGGGTTGCTTTTATACGGAACAAATGCGGTCGGCAAGACCAGTTTTATTAAATCTATTGGCATATCTGTTATTATGGCGCAGGCTGGACTTTATGTTCCGTGTAAAACATTTACGTATTACCCATATAAATGTATTTTTACGCGTATTTTGGGAAATGACAATATTTTTAAGGGTCTCTCTACATTTGCGACTGAAATGTCTGAATTGCGCACTATATTGAAAATGGCAGATAAACATAGTTTGGTTTTAGGTGATGAGTTGTGTTCTGGGACAGAGGTTGACTCGGCGCTGAGTATTTTTACCACAGGTCTAGAGATGTTACATAAAAAAGAGAGCACATTTTTATTTGCCACACATTTTCATGAAATTAATAATTATGATGAAATTAAATGTTTGGATCGGCTTACTACGATGCATATGGAAGTTATTTATGATAAAGAGCAAGACATGTTAATTTATGACAGAAAACTTAAACCGGGTCCAGGGCATTGTATGTATGGACTGGAAGTATGTAAATCATTGAATTTGCCCGATGAATTCTTACAAAGAGCGCACGATATCAGGATGAAATATAATAAGGAAGATTTAAATATTTTGGCGGAAGATGGAAGTCATTTTAATAAAAAAAAACTGAAAGGCAATTGTGAATTATGTAAAAAAAAGAGAGCAACAGAGGTTCATCATTTAGCACATCAAAAAACGGCATCAAAGACGAATTCATATATAGGTTCATTTCATAAAAATCATTTGGCGAATTTGGTTAATATTTGCGAGGATTGTCATAATAAAATCCACGAAACTGGCGAACAACATAAAGTGGTTAAGACTACAAAGGGGTATATGTTGAAAGCGCAATAACATAGCATATAACATATAGCACATAGCATATAGCACATAGCATATAGCATATAGCATATGGCATAGCATAGCATTATAGCAATTGTTTGTTGTAAGATTAGATTTTATCTCGTTTAATATTATACATACTATAATGAATAGCCCATTACAATTTTTTAAACTTCATGGGTCAAGTATAATGACCGTAGTAATTATAATAATTACATTATTAACAGCATTTTCAATGTTAGGAATAAATTTAAACCCCAAAAGAAATAAACATGTACAAAAGATTGTTACTATTGAAAGTTTAGATACGCTTTCTAGTAGTAATAACCACGCATTTTGTCAAAAATTCTCGTCGCGACCAGAAGAAATAAATAAACATTGTAATAAACTTACTGCAAATAACTGCAAATCAGTTGGATGTTGTGTTTTAGTTGACGGTAAAAAATGTGTTGCGGGTAATAAGCACGGTCCCGTATTCCATACTGAAAACGGTAAAGAAACGAAAATAGAGTTTTTTCACCATAAAACCAAATGTCACGGAGATTGTCCCTCAAAACAATAAATACTTTGAAAAATTGATTTATATATAATGTTATAAATATAATATATATAAACTAATCATGATTATTCCAGTAAAGTGTTTTACCTGTGGGAAAGTTCTAGCGAATAAATATCGCTATTATGAAAAAGAAGTGCGAAAAATGAAAAGTTCGGCGAATATGGATGTAAATAATGTTATTTATTTGACCAAAACAAATACAGATAAAACTCCGGAAGGAGAAGTTTTAGACAAATTGCAACTAAATAAAATTTGCTGTCGCCGACATATGCTCACGCATGTTGATATTGAATAAATTATTTATACTTATAAAAAATTGAAAGAACATAAAAGTATTATGGTAATTATTATTATACTTTTTTTATCATATTACTATGGTTATTTATAACCCTAGGACAATAGACACATTACCATTAGAACTTATAGAGATGATATTAATATCACATATACTAGATGATAATCAGTATATTTTAATGAATACCTGTAGGAAATGGTATCATATAATACATGAATGGCGTGTAAGAAATAAAAAAGAAAATATTTGTAAATCACCTTTGCACATTGTTTGTTATTCAGAACAATTGTTAGAATGGGGATTGAGGCATCGTTGTCAATTTAATGCTTGGACATCTGCTAACATTGCATATGTAGGTAATCTTAAGTTACTTAAGCAGGTTCACAAGGCGGGATGTGGATGGGATGAATGGACGTGTTCTTTAGCTGCGAGAAATGGTCACTTACACGTCTTGAAATGGGCGTGGAATAATGGTTGTTCTTGGGATAAAAATGTGTGTTTATATGCTTCTGTTGGAGGGCATTTAGATGTCTTGAAATGGGCAACGAATAAGGGATGCGAATGGAATTATTCAGTAATAGAATGTGCTGCTCGTTATGGTCATATTAAAGTGATTAAATGGGCTATAGAAAATGGTTGTAGTTTATCATCTGGAGCTTTAACACAGGCCGCTATGTGTGGAAATTTTGATATAATAAAATATTTACATGATCGAGGATGTGAGTGCAGCAGTATTTGGACGATGGCATGGGGTGCATCTTCTGGTAATATAAAGGTAATTGATTGGTTATATAAACATGGTTGTCCTACGAGTGAATGGACTTGTGCTTGGGCGGCAAAGCATAACAAACTAGAAGTTTTAAAATGGTTGCGTAATAACGGGCATCCATGGGATATTAATACCTTGATGCTAGCAGCTATCGAAGGACACGTTAAAGTATTAAAATGGGCAATTGAAAATGGGTGTCCAACAGATCTACATTCTGATGTTCCATCATTTCATTGTTCTATATACGATATTTATAATCATAATTCAATTGATAAACTTACTGGTTATATTAAACAATATAAAAGTGTAGTATAATACACTAATAAAAATTTAATTTTTTATTTATACTAATAAAAAATTAAATTTTTTATTTATTATTATAATATATATTATGGTGAAAAGTAGTAAACATATTAAAAAATCGCATAAAAAATCGCATAAAAACTCGCATAAAAAACACGTTCAAAAAAAAACATTAAAACATAAACGGGTTCACTCTCGTAAACATATTAAAAAAATCAATAAAACACATCGTAGAAAGCAAAAAGGCGGATACGGACCGGGTGCGTGCCCCATCGGTTATCCACTCAAGGGGGAAGATATTGCTTCGTGGCCAGGTGTAGCAGCTTCTGCCGGGGCAAATACAAATGGTATGGCTATGTCAAATCATTATCCTCTTAGCCCAAGTGGTGGTTATTTAATGCATTATCCGGTTTCAACCACACAAAGTAACGCTCAACCAATGACTGGAGGAGGAAGTTTACTTAGTTTAGTGCCACAAGATTTAGTAAATCTTGGAAGAGGTATAACTGGTGGAGCGGTTGGAATGGTGGATGCTTGGAAAGGTGAGCCAGCGCAATATTCGTCAAACCCTACAGATCAACCCATCAACAAGGAATATAAATACATAGGAAGAATTGATCCTATCAATATAAAAAAAATGTATTTAAATGCTGGAAATAAAGTAGCCAGTTTATAAATTATTTTTTCTTTCATTAATTCATAGATGCTGTCTCTCCCTTCTCTTTCTTCGATTCCTTCAATTCCTTCTCTCATTACCAAAGCAAGAAAACTGTGCACACCCGCTTACATTTATTTAGTAATTTCTGTATTTTCACTTATAATAATGATTATTCAAAACATTGGAAATACAAATACTTATTGTGTAGGAAGTTATGCGTGTAAAGCCAACACGTTGGGTGTATTTGTTGGTAAAATCTTATATATTGCCTTTTGGACATATGCATTGAGCTATATTTGCAAATCTGGATACGAAAAACTGTCTTGGTTCATTCTTTTGCTTCCATTTATTTCCTTGTTTATTATTTTAGGTCTGTTTATTTTAAACAAAGGAGTTATTAAAGTATAAATTTAGCCAACTCATAAAAATGTGAATATGATCCTGTGGATATGATCCTGTGGATATGATCCTGTAGTGGATATTATAAAAATATTAATTATAATATCAACAAATATACGTGAAAATACAGTCTAAAAAAAATATACTAATGATATTATATAATGGAAGAGCAATTGTCTCAAATAATTATAGATAAACTTTTTGATGATAATCCAAATCTTCTTGTAGACCATCATTTAGATTCATATAATGATTTTTTTAAACATGGTATTAAGAGAATTTTTAAAGAGAAAAATCCTATCAAAATTATGAAGTTACAAGACCCAAAAACAAATCAATTTCATTTAAGATGTAATCTATACCTCGCGGGTAAAAATGGCGACAAACTATATTATGGAAAACCAATAATTTATGATGATGACCGAGAACATTTTATGTATCCAAACGAAGCAAGATTACGCAATATGACTTATGGTATTACTATACATTATGACGTGGAAGTCGATTTTTTTATTAGTGAAGAAGGCGGCGAAACACCAACAGAACCCACATACAGCACTACTCTTGAAAAAATATTTTTTGGACGGTTTCCAATTATGATTATGTCGGATTTATGTATATTAAGAGATTTAAATAAAAACGTAAGATTTGAAATGGGTGAATGTAGAAATGATTATGGAGGATATTTTATTATTGACGGCAAAGAGAAATGTATTGTTTCGCAGGAAAAATTCGCGGACAATATTATTTATGTGAAAGATAAGGTAAATGATTTGTATAGTCATTCCGCCGATGTTCGTTCAGTATCAGAAGATGCATCAAAACCAGTTAGAACATTATCAGTCCGCATCGCTTCACCCTCGCCAACCAGCACAAATAACCAGATTGTTGTAAATGTTCCAAATGTTAGAAAACCTGTGCCTCTTTTTATTTTAATGCGGGCATTAGGTGTAGAATCCGACAAATCTATTATAGAACATTGTCTACTAAATTTAGAAAAATACCATACCTATATTGATTTATTTATTCCTTCTATTCATGATGCGAATAAAATCTTCACACAAGAAGTGGCACTTAAATATATAGCAACTTTAACAAAAGGAAAAACAGTCCCTCATGCTTTAGAAATATTAACTAATTATTTTTTACCACACGTCGGAGAGATGAACTTTATAGATAAAGCATTTTATTTGGGTCATCTTGTAAGAGAACTTTTGAGAGTATTCACTGGAGAGATTAAAGCGACTGACAGAGATAGTTTTGAGTATAAACGCGTTGAATTACCCGGTTCATTATTATATGATTTGTTTAAAGAATATTATACATTACAACAAAAACACATCTTCCAAAAAATAGATAAAGAATATTATTACAAAAGAGGAATATACGAAAATAATTTCACAGGATTGATTGAACTAAACTATAAAGAATATTTTAAAGAGAGAATCGTGGAAGCAGGTTTTCGCAAAGCATTTAAAGGAAATTGGGGGTCAGAAGCGCACACACAACGCACTGGGGTAGTACAGGATTTAAATCGTTTGACATATAATTCTGCTATTTCTCATTTAAGAAAAATCAATCTTCCTTTGGATTCATCCGCCAAAGTTATAGCACCGCGTTTATTGCATTCGTCTCAATGGGGTATAATTGACCCTGTCGACACGCCTGATGGTGGAAATGTAGGACTACATAAACATATGGCCATTGCTGCTAAAATAACCAGTGGTTGCTCTTCATATCCATTAATTGCGTGGCTTAGAAAACACATTAATCTTCGTCTCCTACAAGAAAGCACGCCCTATTATATTTCAACAATGACAAAGGTATTTGTTAATGGAAATTGGGTTGGTATAGTGGGGAAACCAAATGAAGTGGAAAAAAAGTTGAAAGAGCATCGTAGAACGGCATTAATTCCTATTTATACATCAATTCAATGGAATATTCAGGAAAACACAATAAATATTTATACTGATGCGGGGAGATTATGTCGCCCAGTATTTTATGTTGAAGATGGTAAGCCAAGTTATGATAAAAAACCGATAATGGAAAAATTAGAATCAAATAAATTTACGTGGCAACAGCTTGTGTCTGGTTTTGCGGAGAGAAAAGATAAAGAATTCAATATTGGAAAATGCGAATTATATGACAATGTAAATGATTTGTATAATACAAATAAATTAGAGGATTTGTCAGTTTCAAAGGCTATTATTGAATACATGGATACTTCTGAAGAAGAAAGCGCATTAATTTCAATGGACGCAACTAATCTTGATAAAAAACCATATACACATTTGGAAATTCACCCATCGCTTATTTTAGGTGTAATGGGTAACCAAGTTGTTTTTCCGGAAAATAATCAATTGCCTCGCGATCTTTTTGCTTGTGGGCAAATGCGCCAAGCAGTATCTCTTTATCACTCAAATTATCTGACACGTATAGACAAGATGGGCGTGGTTTTAAATAATGGACAAATTCCTTTAGTTAAAAGTAGATATTTAAAAAAAATTAACCATGAGCAACATCCTTATGGAGAGAATGTAATTGTAGCTATTATGTGTTATGGGGGGTATAATGTGGAAGATTCTATTTTATTTAATGAGGGTTCTGTAAAACGCGGTCTTTTCAGAACAACTTATTACAATAGTTATGAAGCAAGAGAAGAAAGTTCTAAAGTAGGAAACAGCAACATAGATACCCATTTTGCAAATATTGAAGATGAAAATGTAGTTGGACTAAAACCTGGTTTTGATTATTCCGATTTAGATAAATACGGTTTAATAAAAGAAAACACTTTATTGAATGATAAAAAGGTCTTAATAGGAAAAGTAACAACAAATTTAGAAAACCCCGATGTTTCCTCAGATGCTTCTGTGTTTCCCAAAAAGGGGCAGTTGGGCTATGTAGATAAATCATTTATTACTGAAGGCGAAGAAGGATTTCGTTTGGCAAAAATAAGAGTAAGAGACGAACGCGTTCCTGCTATTGGTGATAAATTTTGTTCTCGGTGTGGTCAGAAAGGAACAGTTGGATTAGTTATTCCCGAAGAAGATATGCCTTTTACAGAAGAAGGAATACGCCCTGATATTATTATAAATCCGCACGCGTTGCCTTCTCGTATGACCATAGGACAATTAGTAGAAACACTAATGGGTAAAGCTTGTGCTATGTATGGTGGATTTGGCGATTGCACCGCCTTTATGAATAAAGGTCAAAAAACAGAGCAATTTGGCAAAATGCTTACAAATGTAGGTTTCCATTCTAGTGGAAATCAATTGTTATATAATGGACAAAGTGGCGAACAAATGTATTCGCAGATTTTCATTGGACCTACATACTATATGCGGTTGAAACATATGGTAAAAGATAAGATTAATTATCGTGCGCGTGGTCCAAGAACTGTTTTAACGCGACAAACAGTGCAAGGCCGCGCGAATGATGGTGGATTGCGCATTGGTGAGATGGAGCGTGATGGGATTATTGCGCACGGTGCTAGTAAATTTTTACAAGAATCCATGTTAGTAAGAGGAGATGAATATTTCATGGCTGTTTGTAATCAAACTGGTATGATTGCTATTTATAACGATAGTTACAACTTGTTTTTGAGTCCATATGCCGATGGTCCTATAAGATTTACCGGAACACTATCAGATGGATTAAACATTCAAAATGTAAGCAAATATGGTCGTTCATTTAGTATTCTTCGTGTTCCTTATTCATTTAAGTTATTAATTCAAGAATTACAAACGATGAATATTCAAATGAGATTGATTACTGAAGATAATATAGACCAATTATCAAGTATGTCTTTCTCAAATAATATTATTAAATTGGCGGGTTTAGATGCTACACCTAAATCTATTGCCAACGAAAATAAGGAAGCTCGTGGAAATATTAAAAGAAATATTATTCAAGCACCTAGAGTAGATATAGCTAGGAAAGAACAGGAAAAACAAGACTATAAAGATGTGCCACCGCCAGCGGACTATAAAGATGTGCCACCGCCAGCAAACTATGAACAACAAAGTCCAGAGGGACCTAGAACACCAGAGGGACCTAGAACACCAGAGGGACCTAGAACACCAGAGGGACCTAGAACACCAGAGGGGGCACCACCACCTATTATGCCATATGCGCCGCAAAGCCCAGAATACATACCGCAAAGCCCACCATATGCCCCACAAAGCCCAGAGGGACCTAGAACTCCTTCAGGACCACCTCCACCTATTATGCCATATGCGCCGCAAAGCCCAGAATATGCACCACAAATCTCAAGCGGACCTAGAACTCCTTCAGGACCACCTCCACCTATTATGCCATATGCCCCGCAAAGCCCAGAATACATACCGCAAAGCCCATCTGGACCACCACAAGGGTTTAACGCAGAAAGCCCTGTTTATAATCCACCAAGTAGCCCAGACTATGAACCTTATCCAGGATACAACCAAGGTGCATCACCGTTGTTTATCCCACCAAATCAGAATAGTATGCAAGATGATGAAGGTAATATTGTTATTTCATCAAAAATAGTTTCCCCGCAAAAAGAAAAAGAAACTATATTAACACAAATATCTAATGATGAAGATAATGAAGATAATGAAGATAAAGATGGTGATTCAGAAAAATCAAAAAATTTTAAAACAATAAATATATAAAATTGAAGTTAATTAAAAATACCTTTCTATTATAAATAACCATGGCACAAAGCGGGCAAATCGTTGAAATATATAAATCGCGTAACAATATTCTTGATATTTTAGATAATCGTAATTTCGATATTAGTAATTATGAAGGCTCTAGTATTAATGAAGTTCATACTATGTTTCAATCCAAACAACTTGATATGTTATTGACGAACAATGAAGGTAAAAAGGTTTACATAAAATATCATTTAGCAAAAACATTGCGCCAAAACAACATTCAGGATTATATTGATGATTTATTTAACTTGGAAGAGATTTTAACAAAAAAAGATGATTTAGTTATAATCATTAAGGATGAACCAAATGATTCAATTAATAAAATTTTGAAAAATATTTGGGAACAAGATAATATATTCATTACTATATTTAATATTAAAAGACTTAAATTCAATATTTTAAAGCACGAATTAGTTCCACAACATATTGTTTTAAGCAAAGAAAATGAAGAAAAAGTAAAAGTGCGATATAATATTTCTGATAATAGTCAAGTTCCTGGTATTTCACGTTTTAGTCCTGTAGCACAAGCAATTGGACTAAGACCAGGGGAAATGTGTAAAATTATTAGGCCTAGCAGAACAGCAATTACTAGTGAATTCTACAGAATTTGTTCTCCATAATATATATCATGACAAGTAGAACACCAGAATATTACAAAACAAAACTAAAAGAATTGGATCAAAATTTTTATTTAATCTTAAATGAATATGTTCAGCAGTATCCAAAATCCAAAACATATTCAAAAATACCAACTTATCAAAAATCTTTAGAAGATGATAAAAATAACTTGACTACCTTGCAACATAATTTTTTTATGATGATAAATGAATTGGAAAAAGAAATAATAAATATATCTAATGGAAGCAAAAAAACTGATAAAATGATAGAAAAACTCAATAAAGACAACAAAAAATTAAATGATTCTTTAAATGGCCTTCATCAATCATCAGAAAGTGCGGTAGGCATGTTTAACGATTCCCAAGTATTATACAATCATTATTTATTAGGGAACATTTATTTATTAATAGGAATTATAAGTTTCTCTATTTTTATGTACAAATTACAATAACCTCAAATACATTTTCTATTATTATTGTATAGAAAATGTCAATAATTAATTTTCTTGATGATTTAGGTATTATAGCAAATAAAGACACATCATTAGAAAATGACCCGAACCTGATTCAAGGACAGGAATTTATGTATTATGAACGTGTATATGCTAATAATGCCAAAAAAGATTTAGAATTATTAGAATTGACTTCATCGCCCAATCTAGAATCTATTATTGAAACATTAAACAATGGTGATTCAACCAATTCAAACAAAAATATTAATCATCTTTCTATTTCCAGCATGGAAGACGAATTTAATAGAACTTTGGTAAAATATAATACCGCTTATAAATATTTTATGGAAAATAATATTAGTAAAAATACAGATAATATAACCAATAATTATTATTTTAAAAGTTTACAACGATTAAATGACAAGCTTATCTCTCTAGCAAAGATTATTAATAGTGAATTAAGTAAAATCACTGTAACTGATAACCAGCTTAAACGTCAATTTGATTTACAACAACAAAAACTCAATTCTTATATATCTTCATTAAATACTGATAAACAAACGATAACTGGTGTTACCAAAGATTATAATACAATTTCTGGGTTAGATAGTGAATCCAAAATAAGTATGGCATCCAATAAATATAATTATATAGTATGGTTTATTTTGGCAATTACTATTGTTGTGTTGATAATTCATATATCGGCATCAGGTTCTGTATCTAATGCAAAAGGAAGCATAATTTTAGTAATTAGTTTAATTATATTATATTATATTTCTCAAAATATCTTTCGAAATATCTCTCAATATATATAAGAGATACAATGTCTATTAAAAAACATAATAATGAATCATTATTATTGAAACTTAAGGTAGAAGAATTAGGTATCAATACGTTATTAAATAGTTACCATAATATTCAAGAGGAATATATTAGAAATTTAAATGGAGAGTTTAGAAGTCAGGCACAAACCAATTTGGCACAAATGAGTCAAATTAACAATAAATTAAAATCTATTTTGGCAACAGCACAGGGCGATTTAAATCAAATACATAAAAAGAATATTATAGACCAACAAAAGATTAGTATAAATAGTCCACAATTACTCGAGTTAACGGAACGTTTAAATAGTAATGAAAAAAAAATAATGGTTGCTCGTAGTGAATTTGCAAATATCAATAATAATGGAGCAAGCAGTGCCTTATCCAGACGGTCTAATTATTTCAAATATATTGTCATGTTATTATTAGCAATTATTTCTATTTTTTTAACAATTAAAGCTTTCTCTAATGAAGAATCAAGCACAGTTGAAAATGTTATATTGGTTTTGGCAATAGGGTTGATAGCATATCATATTATTGAAAAATTATATGGAAATGTAACGCGAACATAACTTTTTTATCTACTAATATTAGATAAGATGGTTTTAGGTGAATTATTATCAAGTTTATGGAAATCAACAAGTGACAATGAAACGGAAAATCAGAAACATAAACAAACACCCATGAGTTTTCCACAGGGAGAACAACTTTTAAAATACCAACAAGAAAAAACACAGCGTTTAAGTCAGCGGTCAAGCATGCTAACGAATCAAAATGGATTTTCTGGATTTACACAACAACCAATGACTAGAAATTTAAATTTAGCAGAAGGATGTGCCGGGGTGGCAGAAGGATTTGCCGGGATGGCGGGACCCACTGCTGTAAATAAGCGCAATCAACAAGACATGGCTGAGATACAGAAAACCGAAGATAATTTTAATAGAAAATTAAGTAATTATTCGACTGCCCACAAAACACTTATGGATAAAGCGCAACGATTTATTACTTCTACAGATAGCGCCAATATATATGCTAATAAAAATGTTAAATTCGCTGATGGTCAAATTGGATATGTAACTCCTCGTGGAATATTTAAGTTATACCAATCACAAGATGTTTTTAATGCAACCGCTGGAAAAAATGGTTGTCCTTCAAACTATGTTAATGTAGAAGAAAAACAAACGTCATTTGTACCTGGCAGCACTACCAATACTACACCTCCACTTACAATAGGCACTCCTATGAATAGTGGACAGGCTTGCGGCGATGAAAGCAGAAACATATTTGTAACACAGGCAGCTAATCCAACTACGGTAAATGCCAAATATGAAGGTTGTTATAAGGTAAACTCTAATGATGGTATGATTTATCAAGTGGATTTAGGAGATAAGGTTTCCGAAGAAACTTGTAAAATGCGCGCATTAGACTTAGGATATAACGCTTTTTCGCTACGTGACGATGGCACCGGCTGTTCAAAATGTTATGTAGGAAATAATATAAATGCCGCCAAATCTGGAGGTCAAGCAACTCAAACACTTACCTCGTATAGTTTTATTGAAACACCTGATGCTAATACAAGTGGTCTTTTAATGAATGGACAGATTGGAGTTGGAAAAGATATCCATATTGGTCAAGGTGCTAAAAAAAAATCAGTTACATGTCCAATTAAATTTACTGGACCTGATGAAAACAACAAGTGTATAGTTGGGTGGTCTCCGGGGTTCGGAGAAGAACAAGCTAAAAATAGTTGTTCAAAAGCAGGTGGTACTTGGATCCCATTAGATTATGGCAATAATCCATACACTTGTCAGATGCCTGATACTACAAACATGAAAACTCAATTTAATGCTATTCCAGGATGTCTCTCTGATATTGGTGGTGAAATCAATAGTAATACATTGGTGGGTACATATGGGGGTAATTGTGAAAGTAAGAAAACCGTCTTATGTCCTGAAGGGTATAGTGGTCCAAATGCCGATAATGTATGCACTACAGGTTGGAGTTCAGCGTGTGGTCAAGAATGTGCTACAAGTAAATGTGCTTCAGCGGGTGGTACTTGGATCCCGTTAGATTATAGATATAATCCTTATAGTTGTAGAATGTCAACTACCGCGTCAACACCTTGATTTAATCATACCCGCAAATAATGCCTTTATAGTGAAACCTTTATGGTATATAGATTTCTTGCCACAGTATGGCACTGACGGAATTACAAAAAATAATTTAATATTATATAAATATATAAATGGCTCGTTTAGTAAATAGACGCAGAAGTGCGAAGAAATCTTTGCGTAAAAGTGTCAAACATACAAAGAGAAATAACAGAAAAACAAGAATGAGTCATAAAAAACATACAAGAAAACAAAGAGGAGGAGAAACTCCTGAAGAACGTGTTACACGAAAGTGTATGAATGCGAATGAAACAACTATTACGAAATGTATAGAAAACAGAATAAAACAAGGTTTTAGTGATGCATATGTACATTGTTCTGCTACTTGTAAACCTGGTGGGGATAAATACATAGAAACAAAGACAAGACTGGCGGAAAGAAAAAGAGAGAGAGATCAAGCGAAGAACTTAAGAGAAAACACTGAATAATGGTTATTTAGGGTAATGAAAATGTTTTTTGTTTTGCTAGGTGTATTTAAGTTATATTATATTTTCTGGAAATTATTGAGCACTCTTATTTATAAAGGTTAAAGGTGTAAACTATCGCATTATTTCACACGAGTGTAATTTAGAAATAATGTAATTAATATTATTAATATATATCAATATATATTAATGAGTGAATCACAAACACAGCCTGTGCCGATAGGCAATTGGACACAATATATAAAAAATACATTAACAGGAAGTAATAATTTTATACAGTTTTTAATTGGAAAATCAGGCGGAGGACTAGATAATCCGACTGAAGCGGATTGTGATAAAGCATTTAATGCTTCTTATCAATGCGGTAATGGAAAAACCAAATTGATAAATATTCCGAGTGGTTCTCGTGGACAAACTGTTGTATTTGATTGTAGAGATGAAACGGCTTTATGTAGTGGATTTAAGCTAACATTAGGAGACGATGGTAATCTTGTTATGACAAATTCAAAAAACGAGCATATATGGAGTAGCAATACAAGTAAAACTGGTATATCTTTAGAAAAATATAAAGCAGCAAATGGAAAATATAAAAGAAATTTTATTAAATCTGGTGAAATTTTAGGAATAGGTGAGTTTATTGGCTCTCCATCCGGGAATTGCTATTTACAAATGGTGAAAAAACAAGACGGAAATGCGGGGTTAGAGTTGCGTTATGAAGTAACAGATTGTTCATCAAAAACTGATACACTCACCAAGGGAAATAGTAAATATTCTAATGGATTATATAGCATTCCCAAGACTAACATAAACAATTTAAATAAAGTTGGTTATGTAACCGACGATGGTAAATTACGAGAATATCCCAGTGATATGATTACACATGGTAATAATTATTATTTAATAGGGAATTATTCTAACGAAGGCAATAATATTGATACTATCCAGAATTCAAGCGTGGATGGTTGTAAAGAGAAATGTAATAGTAATAATGAATGCGCTGGATTTATATTTAATAGTGCTGATAAAACATGCCAGATTAAAACATCATCAATGTTTCCTAATTCAAATCGTGTCCCAGATAAAAACTCGGAACTATATGTGAGAAGTAAAAGCGTTTCTAATAATGCGTCATGCACTAAAAATATAAACGCTTCTAATGCAATGGAGTGGGACTTATACCCTGCTGGCACTAAAATGAGCATGGATACACTTTGTCAATTGGGATTGGTGACAGCAAAAGAAAAAGCAGAGTTAGATGCGGCAAATCAAAATTTACACGGTTTATCATCAAACCTCGAATCAAAACTAAAAGATTTAACGCAAGAAGATGAGAAGTTAGTGAGTATGCTAGGTTACAATGTCAATAAATTAAAGAAAGACCTTAATAGTTATGAAAAGGTTTATAAAGTTGCAAAAAAACACGATGATAATTTTAACCGAGCAGCGGCTCAATATGAAGATACAAGTTTAAGTATGGTTAGTAGAAATTATCAGTATTTATTATGGACTATTTTAGCAATTATAATTATAATCGGAAGTATTCGGGTAACCAGATAATTTACTATATATTTATCTTATAACATAATATATAATGAGTGGTAATTTAACAACGGCTCCATTAAATGTAGTTGGTGGTGGAAAGGACCAAACATTGCAAAATATTGAACAATTACAGCAAATGGAAAAAAATCTGTATGCTCAGCTTGAATCTATATCTGCAAATTCGGGTAATGCTAACGAACAGGAAAAAATTATTAAAAGAATTAATGAATTATCAGAAATGCGAATGAATATGTTTAAAAGCTTAACGGGTATGTATGATTCTTTATTACAAAATGTATCTGACACACGCGTTGGTTTGGTCGATCAAATGACAGTCGTGGGTGTTGTGGAAAATGAACTAAATAATGCAAAATCCAATTTAAACAACCTACAAGATGCCAAGAATAATAAGATGCGTATGGTAGAAATTAATACCTATTATGGACAAAGATATCGAGCACACACAAGCGTCATGAAATTAATTATTATGATTACCCTCCCGCTATTGATTTTAGCGATTTTAAGTAAAAAACAATTAATTCCTTCAAGTATAGCAAGTGGTCTCACTACTATTATTTTAATCATCGGAGGATTTTTATTTATTAGACGTGTATATGATTTATACACAAGGGATAATATGAATTATGATGAATATAACTGGAACTTTGATCCATCCAAAACCACTCCTACGACTTATGAATATGATAGAGACCATTTAAAAGGAACGAAAATCCGCGATGAACTTAGAACCGCTGCTGATAATTTAGCAACTAATATAGGATTAGGTTGTGTTGGCGCATCTTGCTGCTCTAGAAATATGACATATAATAAAAATACACATAAATGTGTTGAAGACGCGGGTTCTACTACAGCGGGTTCTACCACAGAGGGATTTAAAATAAGAGACAACGCGTCTTATGTGGTCACTAAAAATCCGTGTTCTACAAATAGCAATACTCAAAATATAAAATCATTTAGCCCATTCGAAGATAACTATTCTACGGTTTAAAATCTATAATTATATTAATAGTCCCCCATGAATTCTATTTCTAATAATATGATTAATAAAGATAATATAGGCCAAAATGTTTTAAAACAATTACAACAATCATTATCATCCACTTCTGATGTGCAAAATCAAGAAATGTTAAATCAAGCTCTTACCGAGGCTGGTCTTCCTCAAAATAAATTAAATGACATTATACAATTATCCAGAGACCGTATTATGTGTGATTCCAATTGTCAGAAGGATAGAAAAGCACAAGAATTACGTAATAAATTTTATAATGCCGAGCAAAATCTTTGTAAAGCACCAGAGGAAGTTATTGACGCAGAAAAAAATTTTTATGTTTACACAAAAGGCGAACAAGGTTATGAAGACATGCTTTTGAAAAGGTTTGGCGAGGAAGCTGGAAATATGAAAAATAAATCTATTAGAAGTCATAAACAGTCTGTGAAATTATTAGATTTATTAATAAATGATTACGAAACAGATACTACAAATTTAGGTAGAATTAATGAATTATTAAAAATTCGGTTAAAGGAAAATGAGAAACTTAAAAAAATAATTGATGATAAGACTGGAACCGCTCAAACGAATGATAGAAAGGTTGTTTACGAATCTAGAGAGAAAGAATGGCTGGAAACCGTAAGAAAATCACTCATGTATTTACTAATTTTAATTGTGGTCTTGTATTTAATATTTGGTAATTTCTTTAAAAAGCAACTTTATAAAAGTATAAAAATATGGATTATAATTGCCGCCTTTGTTATTTATGTTTTAGGTATAAATATAATGTCTAGAATTACATTTTGGATTACTGGAAAAATTAATTACTTTTATAATAATAAAGCCCCTAGAAATGTATATATTAATTTATAATATGCTATGCGATATGCGATTCAAATGCTATGCGATATGCGATTCAAATGCTATGCGATATGCGATATTATTATATAAGATATTTCGTATTATATAATAATAATGAGCGAGTTACAATGCAAATTTGTTTCTTCGAAAGGTCTACTCAAAAGTTGTGTTTTTATACCAAATGTTGAAGGTTCATCTTTAAGGAACCATGGATTTTATGATACACACAAACGGTATAACGATAATGTTGTCTCTATTTATGTATGTTCAAGCGCATTAGAAAACTTTGTTAAAGATAGTATGAATAAAATTACACATAAATTTGTTGTTGTAACGGGAGACTCAGATATGGAAGTACATGTTGATTGTTTTTTTGTCAAAACTTTATTAAATAATCCAAACTTAATTCATTTATATTCTCAAAATGGATGGGGTAACCACGACAAATTCACAAAAATTCCAATTGGCCTTGATTATCATACATTTATACGACCGCATAATCCTCCAATAAAACAAGAAGAATTATTGACGCGAATTAAAAATAGTAGCAAACCGTTCTACGAAAGAGAATGTTTATGTTTTGTTAATTTTGGGGGATATTGGGGTGACAGAATAATAGCTCATAAAGAAATTCCAAAAGATTTAATTTATGAAATGAAAGTTGGAACCCCGAGAGAAATAATTTGGAAATTACAAATAAGATACAGTTTTGTTATTTCACCTGTTGGACAGGGATTAGACACACATAGAACTTGGGAAGCTTTAATATTGGGATGTATTCCTATCATAAGAAAAAATCCAATATTAGATGTTTTTAAAGATTTACCAGTTCTTATGGTAAATAAATGGAGCGATATTAATAAAGAATTATTAGAAACAACCATTAAAAAATTTAAAACAAAAAAATTTAATTACGATAAATTAAATCGTTTTTATTGGGGCACATTATTTAATTCACATAAACAATAATTATTCAAATAAAAAACTTCAAACATATTCGTCGCCTACTTCATTATATGATACATTTTTAATGTTATGATTTAAATATTCTTCTATTTCGCATAATTTTATAGAAGTATCATCCAACTCATCACATATTTCATTTGCATTCGGCATTCTATTCTTTTCCTCTTTAAAGATGTTAACAATATTTTTAATTTTAATATTTTTTTTACTTTCAAGGAGAGATTTTTTGGCAATATTAATTGCATTTTCGGAAGGTTTTTTGTTTAGTTTAACAACAGGCTCAGCTTTATAAACACCCTTAGCTGTGCTTTCGATGATATCACAAATTTCTGGTTTTTTTAACTCTAAATAGTTGGTTTGTTTATTAGACAAATTCGTAGGAAGTTTACCGCTCATTTTATGTAAACCGTCTGAAAATGTAATTTTAAATTGTTCAATGATTGCATCTGGAATAGCCGGACTAGTTTCCATTAATCTATCAAATTCCTCTTTTGAATGTTTTAACATTTGTAATACAGGAATTCTCTCGCTAGGAGATTTGGCTAATTCGATTTTAATATTTCTATAAAATTTGTCCCAGGCAATAGACGCGGCTCTATGTGCTTCATTTAGTTCACTTATTTTTAGAAATTGTTGAATTGTAGTAAGAATACCAGCAAAAATATTAACCGCTCCAATACCCATTAACACATATTGTTTGATATCTTCATTTAATTTATCTACTGCGAAATTAGCTGTTCCAGTTAAAGTAGACATAATAATAACAGGGATTGTAAATAATGTGTTTGCCTTTGAAAATTTAGCTCTAGCTCTGGAATGTAACCAACGATAGCACATTGATTTATCCGCCCATTCAATAAGAATACCTTCGTGATCTTTATTCCATTCCACATTAACCAAATTACTTGACATAGAAAACTCCCCAATACTATTTCCATTTTCGGAAATTGAATCGTTGCTTTCATCATATGAATTCTTCATTTATTTATATTAAAATATGATATTATAAAATATGATATTATAAAATATGATATTATAAAATATGATATTATAAAATATGATATTATAAAATGATATTATAAAATAATATTATAAAATATTAGTAATTATATGACTAATATAAAATTTATAGATTTTGAACGAGTTTTAGAAACGAGAGAGAAAAATATTAGTATTTTCGAGGTTTTGGAAGGAAAAATAAACAAATTAAAGACATTATATAATGAATTACTGAATAATCACAAATCAAAAGACTATGTTTTTGGAATCGACTCGTTACATTTTCAAAATTCGTTAATCGAAATTGAATATAATGGTCTTAAAAATATTATGACCAAAATAGATAACCGAGTCTATTGTGAGTATTATAATTTATATAACATAATTAATGAATATATAACGACGAATTTTAATGGAATTCATGAATTAACTAAATTATGCGTAAAAAACCAATTTCCAGTTTATAAGCATTTGGAAAAAGATAAAATTTACGGAATTAATTTAACTAAGGCAATACAAAAGGTAATAATGAATTTATTACATAAATTAAGTGAAATATTATTGAATAAAGAAGAGGAATTAGAAAATGACAGAAAAAAATCCAAGTTAGGACTGAACATTGATAACTTAATAAATGCCGAGAGTTTCAATAATATAATGTTAAAAGGAAAAGTAGAAATGTATAAATTATATTTAGAGACTTTTAATTCTCATCATAATAAATATTATACGCGTTTATTGTTAAAATGTAAATTACACATGGGAATTGTAAGTCAAGATATTATTCTTAATAATAGTGAACAAGCTAATAGTACTTTAAACAATGATATGGATAGTGATATTAAAAACGTATTTATTGAAACAAAAGAAAATGTTTTGATAAATAGTGAAGATGAAAATACTATAAAAACACTAGTCGATTTTAACAAAGAAAACTCAAATACTAAAGATGTATTAAATAGTATTATTTCAACTGTTTCTGATAGATCTAACAGTGTTAATTCAAATGAAGATGTAGAATAAAAAATATTAGATCAATCATAAAGACTTACACCTTTTCGCGTTTTAAATATGCGAAGGTGTAAAAACTAACTAAATTTTCAAGGGTGTAAATTCAGATAAACAATAATTATTCAATCACAACATCATCTTCATCGTCATCATATATAATTGCTACGTTACTCCAACCTCCCCGAAGATAAGCCCCATATCTTTTATCCATAAACTCATGTAATTCTTTAACTTTTGGAATAGTCCTTCCGTAATTAACTAAATACCACTGTTTAAATGCCTCTTGTAATTCGGTCTTCTTAATCTTACTACCTGGCTTCTTTTCAATCTTATCTTTCGCGAATTCTGCCAAATAATCCTGACCTTCTCTGTATTGATTACTACTTGCCAAAACCATTTTACAGTCTTTAACATCTCCTTGAAGATTAAAGGCTTTCTCTACCAACATAGATAATAATATTGGTGCCCATTTATCAAATTTATGCTCAAGACGTTTATCAATTTGAAACTGATAAGGATATATTTCTTTAGGAAATTTAACATCATCTTCATATGGTTTTTCAATAAACTTTGATTTAAAATCACATACTCTAATTCTGCGCCAGGTGCCATCATCATTGCTCTTAATTTCGAATAAGGAATTCGTGCAAACTACCAATTTAAATTGAGGAATAAATGTTATACTATCCTTGAACAAGGCACGACCTTGAATCGGGTCTCCGCCAGTAATTTCCTTCATAATACCTTCATTTATTTTATCACCCTTTGAAGGTTCTTGCATAACCGCATAACGAACACCTTTCAATTGAACTATTTCAGAAGATGTATTTCCAATACTATTTCTTTTTTGGGTTACCAATGTTATGGGAACAGTTCCATAATAATCTCCCAAACATTTACCCATTAGTTTCACCAAAATAGACTTGCCATTGCTACCATGTCCTGTGTATATATTAAAAGTTTGATTTGAATTCGTCCCTACCAACGTCGAAGCCAAATGTTGCCACATATAATCCTTCAATTCCTCATCAGGAAATAATTGTTCAATAAAAGTATTAATTTCAGTTATAGATTGACTGTGTTTGCTTGGGTTAAGACCAATATAATCAATATTAGTACATTTTGATAGATAATCTTCAGGTTGTCCCTTTCTGAATTCTTTATTTTTAAAATCAACTACGCCATTATTAAAACATAACAAGTCTACGTTTTGATCGAGTTTTTCCATGAAATTCTTATCATAAAATATATCTTTCGCTTCTCTCATTATATTATTTTTCATTTGTGTTTTTTTAAGCACAACTGAAACTTCAGCCAATTTTGCTATTTGCTTTCTCAGTTTATCGTGAGTTTCCTCGCCACTATCCATTTGTTGCATTCGGTTAGTTATATATTGGGACCTATCCAAATATAGTTGATTTAATTCTCTTGATATAGATATTCTCAATGCACTTCCAGAATCGATTTCATTCCATTTATTTTTTGAGAATTCATACCAAATGCTATTTTTAATACTGGCACAAACATATTTATCTTTATATAAATGATATAGCACCATAGCCAGTTCCCATTCAGTAATATTTTGTATGGTTTGGTCTATAAAATAATCAATTGTTTCTTTATGAATTTTATTATATTGGTCTGGAGCATCTATTTTAGACCAATAAATAAGAGAACGGCCACTTAATCCATTTGGATTATTAGAATCAAAACCCTGCCACATTTCATATAATTCAGGAACATTTCCCCAATCAAATTTTTGATTTCCACCTTTTAATGTATCGCGGCAATTATCCTGAGATGTGAATTTTAACCAAGTAAGAAACATATTGTTATCTATATTGGCTAACGCCCAACCAACCCTTATCCAGTAATTATAACTTCCTGGACCATAATATTTGGATGGAAGAGACATGGTATATTTGTGATATTCTTCTAATTTACTATAATTAGAACTTGTATCTTTCTCAAAAGTCGCCTCCAACATTTTATCAAGTGTTTCCATGCTATCTATTTTATCTAATGCGATCATTTGAAAATTATTCATATTTGATTGTTTCATAATTACTCTCGGTTTTTTATTTACATTGTTGCGTGTTAAGGTATTGCACGCATTTTTAAATTCTTCTTTTATAATATCCTTCATTGGGTATTTTGGAAACGTTGTGTACCTTGCGGATAATTTTGGAAAAGATGCTTTGGTATTAAAATTTTCAATGTTATGTTCTTCAATACCCCAATCGCCAGAATTATGTGTAAGGACAAAATGATTTTTTATTAAATAAGCTTTATGTCCTGGCTTTCTGGAGCCATATGCCTGCCAATTAACAAACCCTTTTGTCACTCCCTCATCAAATACATCTTCCCACGTATTTATTATGGGCAAATCACTCCAAATATTTTTTAATTCATCCAAAACTAATGACCTCAATAATACCTGAAGCCCTTTATGCATAGTTATACCGATAATTATATGTATTCCATCTTTGGTCTTTTGCTCTAATTGATTTACTTGTGATTTTTCCAATACAAATACATCGATACTCTCGCCATTTGGAATATTCAATAATTTTAAGATGTTTTCACAATAACAATAAACCCCATCAATCACGTGATCTTTTGTGTGCTGCTTTTTCTTTACATTTTTATCATATGCGAAATCCAAATCAATCAAAATCGGACCATTTTCAATAAGCTGTTTTTCAGTAATGTATTCTTCTTTTCCATTTACAAAAATCTTTTCGTAGTATTTTTCTGTAAAGTTTTTTTCATCTTCATCGGTGATATTATAGGTCCCTCCATATATATTTAATTCTTTGCTACCTATTCTCGTATGGGTATATGTCCCCCCTTTTTCCGCCTTTTTATTATTGATAAACTCATCAAAATTATTACTTTTATGAGTCATGATATTATGAGTATATAATATCAAGAAATTTTTATTTCAATTTTTTTACATTTATAATTTCTATCCCCAAAATTAGAGATTTAATAACAGCGGAAAACAAATATATTAACATTTAGACATAAATATATCTAAATAATAATAATTAATATTATGAATGAAACAAATAATTCGATTACATTATCTTCTATTACCGTTAAACGATTGGCAAAAGATGTAAGAGAAATTATGAAAAATCCTCTTAATGACAATGGGATCCATTATATTCACAACGAATCAGATATGTTGAGAGGACAAGCATTAATTATTGGACCGGCTGACACCCCTTATGAAAGAGGATACTATTTTTTTGATTTTTATTTTCCGCATGATTACCCACATAACCCACCAGCAATTAAATATAGAACAAATGATTCAACCACTCGATTTAATCCAAACTTATACAAATGTGGAAAAGTATGTGTTTCGATATTAAACACATGGCATGGAGAACAATGGACTGGTTGTCAAACCATTTCAAGTGTTCTTTTAACATTGTGTACTCTATTAAATGATACTCCTTTACTAAATGAGCCGGGTGTAACAGAAAAACATAAAGACTATAATATTTATAATGAAATCATAACATATAAAAATTTTGATGTTGCAATAATTGGGATGATTGAAAATCGATATATTAAAACCAAATTTACTGAATTATATAAAGTTATGTGTAGTAATTTTGTAGAAAATTATCATAATATTATTAATCTTTTAAATAGAAAAAAAACCGATAATAAACATTTAACGACAACTTTATATAAAATGGATGTATTTATTGATTACAATAATATTAAAGTTAAGATGAACAAATTATATCAAACCTTAAGCATTGCTTATATCAAACCTTAAGCAAACCTTAAGCAAACCTTAAGCAAACCTTAAGCAAACCTTAAGCAAACCTTAAGCAAACCTTAAGCAATTTTTATATAAAAGATATATAAAAATTGAAATAAATAATTATGTATATTAATATAATA